TTAACAAGAAACACACATCACAATTAGAAAAAGATATTGCTTACTGCATAGACTTTCTCGAACTAAGTAACAATCAGATAGGTGAAATGCTTAGAGCATGTGAAGATTTAGGTATGATATCTGTTCAATACTTTTGTGAAGAATTCATATTTATGAGTGAACCAGATGAGTTAGAAAGGTATCATGATAGTAACTATCTACAAATAAGATGGGGGTTAAAGTAATGCCGAGGAAGACTAAATTGTCTATGGATAAGTTATCATCAGGGATAGCATATTTCACAGGGGTTAGTGCTACTTTAGTGGTCGTATTTGCTGACAGTTATAATAACTATTCAGTTGTTAATTTTCTCACTAAATATCAAGATGAGTTGGGAATCGCCCTAAAAAATGATACATATCAAGAAGACTTGGATGGTTGGTTGTTATCAGTAGAAGCAAGTTCATCAAAGGATATTGATAGAATATGTGCTATAATAGAGGAGGATATAGACATTGACGAGTGCTATGTTCAATCACTAACTAACAACAATTAAATATTAATATGATACACAATGTACAACTTAGTCATGAACAGTTAAGTTTACTTAGGGTGTTTATTATGAACTATCGAGTAAAGTGGGCAAAAAATAATACATCCCTTCCTTTACATATAGTAGACTTATTAGACAGTACTGATTATCAATTAAGATGCACAAATTCACCAAAGGAAACTATGTACAATTCCCCGACAATATGCGAGGAATAGTAGATTTTGTTGATGATACTTACATAACAGTTTGTGTTAGTGTAAAGAAAAATGTGTGTGGTCATTCTTTACAACCAATGAGTAAATGTTGCCTGTTAGTGTATCCCAGAGAACAAGAACAGTTAGTGTTAATTAGAGAGACAAGTACCCTCGCAGACATATACAAACCTAATACAGATTAACACCTCTCTGAGTGTCATTTAGAGGGGTTACATAGGGGTTAGTAAGTATACACGGAAAGTTATTAAATACCTTTTTAAATATACCTGTGTGTTTTATCTTTCTCTCAATATATGTTAATAACTGTGTGTTCACTAAGTGTTATTTAAGACCTATTAATAGTGCGGAGTTGTTGTTAGGTAAGCGAGTGTACTATGGATGGAACAAAATGTCAACTATCAGGTCACAATATGCTCACAGTTCTTATTAATTAACAGAGGAACATTTGACAACTGCCTGATACTTTGCTATAATACAGTTATTAACACTGAAGGACTGCAATCACATGGCAGGTTATTACTTTGAGCATGAAGATTACCAGGCAGAAACTAACAACAACTCAGAGTATAATGATGACCTTGATTATTACCCACGGACAGGCTATTATGAGACACTAAGTAATAACTACTATTGTAATTACTGACACTAAGTAACATCGAAAATCACAGTTGTTTCGTTGTTATATGTTATCGTGCCCCCTTGTGATGCGTTTAAATCGAAGGAACCTTTGTAAGCTATAAACGACCCAGATCGACCTTGCTATATCTCTCTATAAAAAAATAATCCAATATATAAAAGCGAACCACAGGATTCGTTAGTGAAAAAAAATATTGAAAAAATAAAAATCGCCATAAGGTACGACCATGCAGAGGATAAGTTGGTATTAGATCTGCCTGAGAGCGTATGCAACCAGTTTGATTGGTATGAGGATGGGGAAATAACTATGACTGTAGAAAGTGACGGAGTGTTTCTAGATTAAAACAAGAGTCGTTGACTGTGACTATATAATCTGTTATAATATATGAAGTACATTATTCATTATGGCTAAAGGATTTACTGTAAAGGCGAAAACACCAAAGAAAACTGCCGAACCCGAATGGGACTACGACAAGGCATGGGAGATGTTAAAAGGAAAGGCAATAGTATTCTGTATGCCTGGTAGAGGATGTTCATTCCAGTTCTTGAAGAGTTTCGTTCAACTCTGCTTTGACTTAGTACAGCATGGGGCGAGTATTCAAATATCTCAAGACTATTCTAGTATGGTTAACTTTGCTAGATGTAAGTGTCTTGGGGCAAATGTCTTAAGAGGACCAGATCAGATTCCTTGGGATGGTAAGTTAAACTACGACTACCAACTATGGATTGATAGTGATATCGTCTACGGAACTGAGAAGTTCTTACAACTTGTTCTTATGGACAAAGATATTGCTGCTGGTTGGTATATGACTGAAGATGGTCGTACTACTAGTGTTGCTCATTGGTTAGATGAGGGCGACTTCCGTAACAATGGTGGAGTCATGAATCACGAAACAGGTGAGACAATGACTAAGAGAAAGAAACCATTCACTGTAGACTATACAGGTTTCGGATGGACACTGATTAAGAAAGGAGTATTTGAGAACGAAGGCATTAAGTATCCTTGGTTTGCTCCTAAGATGCAAGTCTTTGAATCAGGCGATGTTCAAGATATGTGTGGAGAAGATGTGAGTTTCTGTCTCGATGCTATAGAAGCAGGGTTCGAGATATGGTGCGATCCTCGTGTGAGAGTAGGTCACGAGAAGATGAGAGTTATCTAATGTCAAAGACAGTTTACACAATCTATATCGGTGGAGTTGAGAAGCACACCGATATAAGTGAGACTGACTTTCTGGATCTGATGAGCGACTATGCTCAATCTTTCTATGAGATTTCCTACCCAGATCCATCAACAATATCACATACTATGAAAGAAATTAATGGCTAAAGTATTCACAAACTTATCAGGTGGCAGTTGGATTGAAAAGACACCCAAAAAGACTCGACAAGGACAAGGTAAGCACTCCAAATTTTCTAGCACCGCCCGAAACGCTGCTCGTAAGGCATACAGGGGGCAAGGCAAATGAATGTAGTCGAAGCATGGAACAACATCTCTTGGGCAGAAGCAGTTCCTTTCCTGTTAGTATTAGCAGGAGTATACTGGGTAAAGGTAAAGATCGATACTAGAGCAGGTCTTGGTAAAAAGAAACTAAGGCAACTTAAGAGTGTCATTAAAGAAGCAATCATTGAGGCAAACAATGACTGAGAAAAGAAATCATCTACACCTAGTGAGTGATGATACTGAATATAAGGACTATGCGTTATCTGTATTGGATGACGCAATTTATGATGCTATCATTTCAGACGCAGATGAGTATGACATATACAACTGTATAATGAATGCTATTAGAAGTAGAGGTTCACATCACCAATTAGCAGCAGATAGATGTAAGAAGTTGTCAGATTTATTAGAAGGAGAGATAACAAAAGATAATAATTTTAACGAACCTGACCCTGCTTATAATCCTAAGGAGTGGGATTAAATCTATATCTTACGGAAACTGGTATAAATAATCGAGATACCTAGAGCCGCTGTATGGCTGAATCTAATTCCAAGGCATTTAAAGATATAGATCTTTCTTTTTCGCCCCACCCTGTTTCTGGAGATGTACGAGTCCTTAAAAATGAGGATGCGATCAAGAGAGCTGTAAGGAATTTAATCCAGACTATAGGTGGCGAAAGACCTTTTCAGTCTAATCTTGGTACAGATGTGACTAGATCTTTATTTGATTTTGTTGATTATGGTACAGCAAGTGTCATAACTCAGCAAATTTTTGATGTTTTAAAGGGGTTCGAGGGTCGTATTGCAAATACTGCAGTGAGAGTGGAACCCAAACCCAACGATAATACATTTGAAGTATTTGTTGCTTATGATATTGTAGGACAGGACTTCCCAAGTCAAGAATTTGACTTCATGTTGGAATCATCTAGGTAATAGGAATGCCATTTACTAAATTTACTAACTTAAATTTTGCTGAAATCAAGGAATCTGTAAAGGATTACCTGAGAGCTAACTCTGATTTTAAGGATTTTGACTTTGAAGGGTCAAATATGTCGATCATTGTCGATATATTAGCGTATAATTCATATATAACTGCCTTTAATAGTAATATGGTTGCTAATGAGTCCTTCTTGGATTCAGCAACACTACGAGAAAATGTTGTTTCTTTAGCTAGAAACATAGGATATGTACCAAGATCACGAAGATCTGCTGAAGCAGTGGTTGATTTTGAGTTTAAATTTGCAGGAAATAGTAATACTGTCACTTTAAAGAAAGGTTTGGCACTAGTTGGTGCTGTAAGCAACACAAGTTATACTTTTTCAGTCCCAGAAGATGTAACTGTAACCAGTCCTTTGGACTCTGGAGGGATAGGTGGTAATAATTCTCCTAGAACTGGTAAATTTTCTGGATTAACTGTCTATCAAGGTACACTTTTAACTAAAAAATTTACTGTAAATGGTAGTTCTGATCAAAGATTCATTCTCGACAACTCATTTATTGATTTAAACTCACTTAAAGTAACTGTTAAGAAGTCTGGATCGTCTGCAGGACTATCATTTTCACGAATTGACAATATTATTGAGGTTACTCCAGTCTCAAATGTATATCTAATACAAGAAATTAAGAATGAGACCTATGAATTACTATTTGGAGATGGTCTGTTTGGTAAAAAACTAGAAATTGGTGATGAAATTGATATTTCTTACATTATAACTGATGGTAAGGATGGGAATGAAGGTAAATTCTTTACTTTCTCAGGAAATATAGTAGATGATGCAGGAAATTCACTCTCATCTACAAACAATGTAACAGTAATTGCTAGTCAGACCGCTAGAAACGGTACTGATATCGAAGCAATTGACTCTATACGATATTTTGCACCTAGAATGTACTCCGCACAGAACAGGGCGGTTACACCTAGGGATTATGAAGCAATAGTTCAGTCTGTTTATCCAAATACAGAGTCTGTTTCTGTTGTTGGTGGTGAGGAATTGGATCCTCCTGAGTTTGGAACTGTAGTTTTAAGTATAAAACCTAAAAATGGTACATTCTTATCTGACTTTACTAAGCAGAACATACTGAATGACTTAAAACAGTATGCAATTGCAGGAATTAACCAACGAATTGAAGATTTAAAGATTTTGTATGTAGAGTTGGACTCTTTCGTCTATTATAACAACAGTATTATGGATGATAAAGACCAACTTAAGGCAGAAGTCAGTACATCTCTTACTGAGTACGGAAGATCTGCTAATTTGAACGCATTTGGTGGTAGATTTAAGTATTCTGAGTCTCAACGAATCATTGATCAGACAGATTCAGCAATTACTTCCAATATTACGAAGGTTACTATTCGTAGAGACCTAAAAGCACTCATAAATCAGTCTGCTCAATATGAATTATGCTTTGGTAATCAATTTAATGTAAAAACAGGTGGTGGAACTATCAAATCTACTGGATTTGGTATTAGTGGTGTTGAAGGTGAAGTGTATTTTACTGATATACCAAGATCTAATGGTATTATGGGTGATATTGCTGTATTTAAACCTGCTACTTCCGCATCAGAGGATGCAGTTGTTGTTGTTCCTAATGCTGGTACTGTAGATTATGTAAAAGGTGAAGTAATACTCAATACTATCAACATTTCATCAACAGTTAAGGATAATGACATCATTGAAATTCAGGCATATCCAGAATCTAACGATGTTATAGGATTAAAGGACATTTACTTAAGTTTGGACATGTCAAATACTACGATAAATATCGTAAGAGACACAATATCATCTGGTCAGCAAATTTCTGGCATAGGATATAAAGTCACCTCTAGTTACTCTAACGGATCGCTAATCAGACAGTAGAATGATCGAAACATATTCTCCCTTAAGTCCTAGGGTAAAAACTTATCAAGTCGTTAGCGAAATTATACCAGAATTTGCTAAGTCAGAGAATCCTCTGTTCTCCAAATTCTTAGAACAGTATTATATCTCTCAAGACTTCCAAGGTGGACCTGCAGACATTGCGGAGAATATTGATGCGTATATTAAAGTTGATAATTTAACTACTGATGTAATAAGAGGTACAACTACACTTGTTGGTACTATTTCATCAACAGATACTACAGTTACAGTAGATAGTACTGATGGATATCCTCAAAAATATGGTCTTTTTCAGATCGATAATGAAATATGCAGTTATAGTGGCGTAACTACAAATAGTTTTACTGGTGTTTGGCGTGGTTTTAGTGGAATCTCTACATTTTCCAAACAAAACGACCCAGATGAATTAGTATGGCAACAAACTATTGCTGGAATTCATACTACTGGTGCAAATGTAGTAAATCTTAGTTCTTTATTCTTAAAAGAATTTTATAAGAATTTAAAAGCGATGTATGCTCCTGGTTTAGAGGGAGTAACGCTTTCACCTCAGTTAGATGTTAATAATTTCATAAAAGAAGCAAGAAGTTTATATGAAGCAAAGGGAACTCGTGCATCTTTTAAAATTCTTTTCAAAGCACTGTTTGGAGTTGATCCAAAAATCAATGATTTAGAGAAATATCTAATAAAACCATCTTTTGCGAATTATTTGCGTAGAAAGACTGTTTCTGTTCAATTAATATCTGGTAATCCTCAAGAATTAGTTGGTCAGACACTTTTCCAAGATAATGATCCAACAAACCCTCAATTAAACGAAGCGTCAGGTCCTATTTCTGAAGTATCGCTAATTAGAGACGATTATTTCAAACTTTCTCTCTTTACAGGTTTTGATGAACGAGGTTTGACTGATGGTACCTTCGTAGTACCTGGACGAAGTAGTAATATTGGAATAATTGGTATTGGTGCGTCTGTTATTACCGTAGATTCTACAATTGGGTTTTCTAGCACTGGTACAATCAAAGTTGGTGAAATTGGCACATCATTTTATCAGACATTTACATATGACTCAAAAAGCATCAATCAATTCTTTGATGTTGCTCCTCCAGTTAGTATAGAGATACCAAACAACAGTACAGTATCTACTTTTAACATTGTTTATGGGTATGAGGGTGGAGATTCTACTAAAAAGGTAGAAATGCGTCTAACTGGTGTACTTTCTAAATTTAATACTAGCAGACCTCTCCGAAATTTAAAATCTACCTCGGCTATCAAGGTAAAGAACTTAGGACGCTATATTGCCAACCCAGTTATCAGTAAATCCTATGAAGAGGTGTTTTTTAATAGTTGGGTTTACAATACATCTACTAGATACGAAATTTTAAGTTTTGCTGGATCCATATTTACCCTTGTTGGTACTATTGAAAAAAGCAGTTTAAAAGTTGGTGATAAAATTGAAATTTTGCGTAGAAACAGCGAAGTTCTTGTTGCTAGCTCTCTAATTGTTGATAGTATTGATACAACTGCTTCATCTATCAGTCTTGACGGTAGTATTCCTACTCTTGACCCTCTTTTATTATATGATGTGCGAAGATTGCAAAATAAAGTAAAATCTTCAATTGTTCCAGTAAAAGGTGGACAAGAACAGTTATTAACAGATATTAATAATGCATATATCGTAGATGAGTCTAAATCAGCATCATCAAAGAGAGAAGGTTATGTTGCTTCTAGTTCTCTTCCTAGTTACACTATAGATTCTGATAGAATTCATGCGGAGTTGATAAATCCTTCTATTGCTTCTGGAAACTGGGAAGGATACGATAGTGTAGAAAACAGATATAGTATTATTTCTTTTGCAGCAGATGTTCCATTTGAAACTGGAGATGAAATCATATATGCACCAGAACCAGGAACACAGGTTATTGGTGCGTTAGATTCTCCAAGTTATTTTGTAGAAGTACTAAGTTCAAAAAATAAAATAAAATTATATCCATCTCGTTCTTTTATTAAAGCAAATTTACCATCATTCTTTGTTGCACCAACTTTACCCACAGGTAGACATGATTTTATACTTGCTAGTCAAGGAAAAAGGAATATCTTCCCTGCAAGACCTATAAAAAGATATGTTTTAGAGCAGCAACTCAAAAGCGGTAAAGAAGGTCAAACTACTTCCGAAATTACCGTAGATGGTAATACAGGAATGCTTGTGAATGGTATTGAGATATTAAACTATAAAGGTGCGGATACACTCTTCTACGGTCCTGTAAATAAACTCAATGTTTTAAACAGTGGTGCAGGTTATGATGTTCAGGCACCTCCAAACATCACTATTACTGACGAAACTGTTAGTATCGGAAATACTGCAGGTGCAGTTCCAGTTTTAAGCGGAATTGTATCAAGTATTCTTATTGACCCATTTGACTATGACCTTGATAAGGTTATTAGCGTAGAAATTTATGGTGGTAATGGTAGTGGTGCTATTGGTAGAGCATTAGTTGAAGAACGATTTAGACAAGTATTTTTTAATGGTATTAGCACTAATCTTGGTGGTGATGTTAGTTCAACTTATAATTCATTCAATCTTAATAAAGATCATAACTTCTTAACTGGAGATAGACTTGTATACGATAATAACGGTGGTACCAACATTGGTGTTGCTACAACAGGAGGAGTTAATGATACTTTAACATTATTTGGTGGTCAAGATTATTATATTAATGTTATTAACTCAAAAGACTTTACTCTTCATAATAATAAGCAAGATTCGATTATTGGTATTAATACAATATTAATTGAAGAAAATGCTGCTGCAAGTAACGCAGGTCTTCATATTTTCCGTACTTTTGATAAAAAACGCACTATTAGTAGAATTAGTTTAGAAGATACTGGTTCAGGTTACGCAAATAGAAATATTTTAGTAAAACCAGTTGGAATTAATACTTTTAATGATTCTGTTGAGTTTATTAATCATGGACTTACAGATGGAGAAGTAGTTGAGTATGAAAATGGCACAAACGCTGTCATAACAGGTCTCAGTACAACGAAACAGTATCAAGTACTAAAGATAGACGACGATAAGTTTAGACTTGCGGAAGCAGGTAACAAAGGCGATAGAGAGGCAACGGAAACAAATTATGTTAATCGTCAGAATGTATACCTAGACTCTATGGGTGCTGGTTCTGGATATCACCTTTTCAAATATCCGCCAATTGTATGTAAAGTTAAAGTATTAACTAAAGATCAACAAGAAAAAGAACCTACAGCGACTCCAGTTGTTAAGGGACAGATTGATGATATTTTAGTGTATAACCAAGGTTCAAACTATGGATCCACAATTTTAAATTTCCCAAATCCACCTATCATTAGTGTCCCTACAGGAAATTTGGGTCAGATTGGTATCGTTGTTGCAAAGGGTAGTGTTACTGATGCATTTGTTGCGAATGGAGGAAGTGGTTATGTAGGACCTCCTGATCTCAATGTGGTTAGTGTAGCAACTACATCTCAAGGTGCAATCTTAAGAGCTATTGTAAATGATAGTGGTTCAATCACAGATGTTAAAGTTATATCTGGCGGTGTTGGATATGCAGCAACTAATACTAGTGTTAATGTTGTGCCTGTTGGTTCCGAGTTTAAGGCAGAAGCGACTGTAAGGGGTTTAACTGTTAATAAGGCATATCGCTTGAATCAGTCCGAAATGGACTTCCTACAACCAATTGGAGACGGTCTAGCACTTAACATTGTTGGATACGGTAATACTATTAGAAATTTCTTTGCAGATGATGGAACAGGGCATTCTCCTATCATTGGTTGGGCATATGATGGAAATCCAATATACGGTGCTTATGGATCTGTTGATGTTGATAGTGTTCAGTCTGATGTTAAGAAGATGGTATCTAGTTATGATATATCAGCGACCAATATTGAAAATAGACCTCCTTCATCATTATTCCCATATGGATATTTTATAGACGATTATGTCTACACTGGAAACGGAGATTTAGACGAACATAATGGAAGGTTTACTAAAACTCCCGATTTCCCTCAAGGAGTCTATGCGTATTTTGCCACAGTAGATCTTTTAAATGATCCCCAATTCCCATTCTTTGTTGGTGACACATATAGATCTTTTGCTATTGAAGAAAATACTGTAAAAGGCAAATTACTAGATCAAGTTACTTTTGACTTTAATAATTCAGAACTTGTAAGAAATACACAACCATATAACTTATTTGGAGATGGTGTTAGTTATGATTATCTGTTCCAACCATATAGAACTAATAATCAGGTTTCAAATCCAAGCAATCTATTGCAAGGTGCTGTAGAAACCATTGATATCTTAAGTAGAGGTTCTGGATACAGTATTGGTGAGAAAGTAATTTTTGATAATACAGGCACAAATGGTGTTGGTCTAGATGCAGAAGTTAAGAAACTTCACGGAAAACCAATTGATAATATTAGTAGTTCTGTAATTACATTATCAAATCTTCCTATCAAACACACCAGACAGGGTGTTGTTTTCAAAGCAACTCCGTATCATGAATTTAAAGGATCAGATACTGTAAGAGTAACTGGCATATCAACTTATATTAAAGGATTAGAAGGATTTAAAAAGATTGCAGTTGCAAGTTATTCCGCATCTTTGACAGATAATGGTTATACTGGTATTATCACAGATCTAAGAGTTGACTTTGTTCCTGATAATGTTGCAGTAGGTGACTCTATTGGTATTGGTACAGAAACTGCTCGTATTCTTGGTTTCTTCCCTAATGAAAAAATTGTTAGAATAGAAAGATATGCTGGTTTTACTACTGCTGCAGTAGGATCTGCTGTTACATACTTTACTAGTGAGTTCACAGTTCCTGTAGAGACAAATCCTTTTGACTCTAGTTTTCAGAATTTAATCTATTTTAACCCTAAAGAATCTGTTGGTGTTGGAACAACGGTTGGAATCTCGACTAGTGTTGATGTATCTCTTAACGGAGTTACTAAACAAAGATCTATTCTTGCACAAACTATACATTTACCTAATCATGGTCTTAAAACTAATGCTAAGGTCACCTTCGACAAACGAGGTAATACTGACCTTTTTGCTACTGATTCCATAAGTCCGTATACTGCTCCAAGTGCTTTGAGTGGTGATTTTTATGTTATCAATAAATCACCTGATACTATTGGTCTTAAAACTAATACAGACGGTCCTGCTCTGTTCTTTACTACAACAGGTGATGATAAGGCAAATTATTCAGTAGTAACTAACTATAAACAAGAAACTGCAACTGTTAGAAGAAGTCAGGTAACTATTCAAACAACTGAAGATCATGGTTTAGAAGAAAATGATAGATTTGATTTAATAGTCAAAACAGGATTGACTACTGGTATTGGTACTTCTACAAGAGCAACGGTTAAACTGATTGACGGTTATACAGTTATTAATCCTTTAGATATTCCTACAAGCGGAGTTAATACCACAACTAGTATATTTACTGTTGAGGATCATGCTTTAGATACAGGATTTAAAGTTTTAATGTATGGTTCTGGTGGAGATCCATCTCAACTTCCTGCTGGATTAGAACAAAGAACATATTATGTTTTAAAGATTGACGCAGATCAATTCCAACTAGCAAATACCGAAAAACAACTTCGTGCGGATCCACCTGAAGTTGTTGGATTTACATCTGTAGGATATAGTGGACAAACTATCAATCCTATCAATCCACCAGTTACAGTATTCCGTGAAAATAATATTGTATTTGACCTTAATGATCCTAGTCTATTAGGAGCAAAACTCAAATTCTTCTATGATAGAAATAATTTTAACGAATATGTCGGAACAGGATCTACTGCAAATCTAGAAGTTGTTGGAGTGGGTACAGTTGGTATCGGAACAACAAATCCTCCTGATCTACCATATAAGCAGATTAATTATAGTGATAGTCTTAAAAACACTCTTTATTATGCAATAGAGAAAGGTGGATATATTACAACTAGCGAAACTGATGTATTATACGGAAATGAGATAAAATATGCTGACAGTGGGTATAATGCAAAGCAGTATATTGCAACTGGAGTAGCTGGAACTGTATTTACTGCTAACATTGGTGCAGAACCAGAAAAAGATCATTACACTCAAGAAGATTGTGCTGAATTATATTATAGTCATACAGGTGCTGCAGCAACTGGCGGTATATCGCAAATAAGAATTATTAACGGTGGATTTGGATATCAGAGACTTCCTGCTGTAACTTCTGTTGGATCTAGTGGTATTAGTGCAGAATTAGAATTATTTGGAACAGATATCAACCTACTAGGAGATGTAAGTGTTCCTACAGATGTTTATGGATATCCTTCTGATGGTACATTGAACCCAGATGCATTCTTGCCTAGAATTCTACTAATTAAGAATGCGAGTAAGGTTCTCTCCGCATCAGTTCTATTTGGTGGTAGATCATATCTTAATGCACCTGCTCTTGCTGTATTTGATAAGACAACTGGAGAAATAGTTACTAATGGTCTTCTTACTGCGGAATTGAGTGATACTGCTGTAAACAAAGTCAATGTTATTGTTGAACCTAGAGGTTTAACAGGTAACGATTATGGTATTGCACCTTTAAGAAATAGTAATGGTATTAGTATTATTGAGGCATTTTCAGATGTAGGAGTTCTTACTTGTAAAATTACTACGCCTATTCTTGGATATGACACGGAACCATTTACTATTGGCGAATCTGTTTTTCTTGAGGGTATAGATTTTACTGCTGGTACTGGAGACGGATTCAACTCTGGAGATTATAAATTTATTGATTTTCAGATAGCAGATTATAATAGTGCAGTAAACCCAAGACAGGTTACATTTACATACACTGGATTGAGTAGTAATCCTGGTATTGGTGCAACTGTGGTTACTGGTTTTGGTCAAATTGTAAAATCTGGAGATCTTGCGAGATTTGATGCAACTAAAACATTCTCAGAATTTAGAACTAATGAACCATTAAGAAGAAACAGTGATTTATTCACAGATTTGATAATGACCGATATTGATGTCAATACAGGCATCATGGTTGTTAGTGGATCTATAAATCTTCAAATTGACGATAAATTACTAGGAACTAATAGTGGTGATGTATGCGAAGTTCAAGCAATTACAGAATTTGATGGTTATTTTGAAATTGCATCAACAATTGATACGAATGTAGGTTGGGCAGATAATATTGGTCTAATTGGTGATAATAATCAATTCTTACCAGATAATGATTACTATCAGAATATGTCTTATGCTATTGAGAGTGAAAAGACATATGAAGAACTAATTACATATGTTAATGATATTGTACACCCTGCAGGATTTAAAAACTTTGCAAACACTCAAATTTTAGCAAAAGGTAATGCTGGTGATACATTTATTCCTGCTGCAGATGCTGGTGGATTAGTTCTTGACTTTGTTAGTGATCCACTTAGAGTAGATTCTATTTACAATTTTGATATTGCTAGAGATGCAAATTCTGCTGATAATCTATCTAAGTTTATAGAACTTCAGCAAACAAGACTTGCAGATTTTATTCTATGTAAAACAAATAGAGTTCTCTTACATGATGACATTAGTTCCCAATTCATTAGCAATGAATCAAACGATTTAAGTGACAGTAGAGTTATTGCTGCTACTATTGCTGGTAGATATTTCTCAAGATATCTTGTACAAACAATACACGAAGCACAAGATCCAGCTAAGAATCATTTTCAATTAAATGAATTAATTCTTATTTCATGTAATGATGATACTTTCTTAGTTCAAAAGAGTGCTCTCAACAATACAAACCAAGTTGGTTTAGCAACTGGATATGGTGAGTTCTTTGCTCAATATAATATTAATAATGGACAAACACAGGTAAGAATTAAACCTTACGAACCATTTGATACAAACTATGATATTAAAGCATTCCAGCAAGGTTTTGCTGATGCTGTTGGTACTGGTCAAACTGAATTAGGTAATGCAGAAGTTAGGAGTGTTAATATTTCAGTAGGTTCGGGCACAACAACCGATATTGTAGGAATCAATACAGTTAATTTGGCAGGTGTTCATGGACATATCGTAGTCATTAATAAAAACTCTAATAAAGTAGATTATCATGAGGTAGTCTTACAACATGATGGTGTTGATACTTATTTGACTGAGGTAGGAGCATTTAATAATAGGCAAAGTCTTGGTGGATTATCTTCTCCACAGTTTATGGGAACATTTACTTCTTCTATTGATACTGGTGCAGGTGGAGTTGTAAAACTTAAATATGTTCACAGTGAGGCAAATAGCATAGACCTTAGATGTAAGTTCTTAAATTTCAATCCTGTTGGATATGGAACTACATCAGTGAAGCACTTTAACATTCCATTTACACCCGAAGGATCGGAAAGAAGTGGAAGAATAGTTGTAGGTTCCTCTGCAACAACAGGAATTGCAACTGTATGTGGAATTACATCATTTACTGATCTATCTTTCAAATCTACAGTTTCTGTAAGTTACGGAAGTACTCAAACATTCCATCAAATATATGTTTTATCAGATCCAGTTAAAGTAGATACATTCTTATCTCAAGGACCTATTGCTGCAGTTGGAACGACTACTGGTATTGGAACATTTGGTGCTGAGTTTAGTGGTGACCAAGTTAATCTAGAATTCTATCCAGATGCAGGAGTAACAGGTATTGTTAGTATCTTCTCTTATAATGAGATAATATATCAACAAAATGATCCTAATGGACTTCTTGCTGGTATTGGATCATTTAACTATGGACAAGTATTTGAAAATCAAACTCAAAATACTTACTTGGGTATAAACAATAGAAACCTTAGAAAGTTTGGATTAAAGTATCAAAGTACTCCAATTTACCAAAGAGCATTTAACCCTCAAAATGTTAATGAGATTAATAAAGAAACAGGACTTATTACATTAAAACATTTCTTCTCTAATACAGAAAAAGTATCATATCTACCAGATTCTAATATTATTGGAATTGCTGCCAGTTCTTTAGAGTATTCTACTGGATATGGATCAACTGTACTTCCAAGTGAATGTTTTATTGTAAAATCTAATAATAATCAATTCTTTATCTCCACATCAATTACTGATGCTAGAGTTGGTAAAGCAGTTACTTTTGCACAAGATAAAGGTCAAGGTAACCTTCACAAGTTTACAATGGATAAGAGAGATTCTAAATCCATGATTACTCTTAATGGATTAGTACAGAAACCTCTATCACATACATCAGTAACATACGACTTAGATGTTGCTGTTAACGGTTTTGTTACTTGCTTTGCTTTAAGTGGATTAAGTACAATAACATCTGGCGATTTACTTAAAATAGATGATGAATATAATATTGTTCAAACAGTTGGTTTTGGTAGCACAACTACAGGACCTATTACTGGTATTGGAACTTGGAGTCTTGTTGAAATAGAAAGAGGTTCAGTCGGTAGTGCAGCAACAGTGCATTCTGCTGGATCAACTGCAAGAATTTATAGAGGTGCTTTCCAGATTGTTGATAGTGATATCTATTTTACAGAAGCACCTCTTGGTGGTGACTTGGGTATTATTGATGCTGGTAATCTTCTTACTCCTAGAGCAACATTTAGTGGAAGAACTTACTTAAGACAAGATTATGCAACTAACCAAGTATTTGATGACAACTCAGATGGTTTTGATGGTTTAGAAAATATATTCCCACTAACATCTACAGGTGTTGCTGTAACTGGTATTGGTTCAACTGGTGGTAACGGAGTTCTGTTTATTAACAGTATGTTCCAAGCACCATTTGGTGAGAACAATGAAGGTGTTGCAAACTTCGAGATTATTGAACAAAGTCTTGGAGGTATTGCTAGTGTTAACTATACAGGTATTAGTTCGTTTGGATTTACTGATCTAATAATAGATGAAGGTGATATTAACCAGAATCAACTACCTAGAGGTGGCATCATAATTTCTGTTGCATCCACACCAGGTCAAGGATATGCTCCATTTAAAGGTGCTAAGATTCAAGTAACTACTGGTAAAGATGGTGCTATCACTGGTTTTACTGGTATACCAACAACTAGTGATTTCATAGATATCGAAAGTGTGGATTATGATAAGACAACTGGACTTGCAACTGTATCTACTGCAAAAGTACATAGATTTGGAGTTGAAGATTTTTCTAAGTTAGTTGGTTTAGAATTTACTTGTTCTGACTACATCTCAGGAATAACAACTCTCGGTATAACATCATTTGTATATGATCATCTTGTTGGTATTGCTACAATAATTACAGACTCTACACATGGATTTACTGATCCAAATTTAGTAGGTATAGTAACTGATGGATTGACCTTTACTTGTGATATGGATGGTTATAGAACCAATCATACATATCCAAGATCTACTGATACTGCAAACAATAAGTTCTTAGAAGTTAGGAATGTAACCAGAGATGAATTTGATGTAAATGTTGGTATATCAACTCAGGTAAGATATACACCAGTAGATGCTGTTTATGACGCAGTTGCTGGTATCATGACAGTGACTATTGGGTCACATAATATTATGTCTGGAACTAGTATCAAGATTGATCAAGAATCAATCAATTTCCAGTGTGCGATGGATGGTCTTTCCACTACTAAGTCATATCCTAGAACAACTGATCCATATTTTGACAGAGCAATTTCCGTTGCATCTACTACTGCAACAGGTATTGCCATAACTGTAGGAACTTCTCCTATTGTTAATTATAGTATTACTACTGCAACTTACAATCCATCAACAGGTATTGTAACTGCTACTATCGGACAACATCCTCTTAAAGATGGAACTTCTATTAAGTTGAAAGAAGGTTCTCTAATCTTTAGATGTGAGACAGACAATTATATTTCAACTCATACATATCCACGCAATATTATTGATACACAAACTATTAATGGTGCTCAGTATGATGCTACTGCTGGTATCATGACAGTTACTGTAATTCCTGGTGGTCGTTTAATACATGATGGAGACTTTGTAAAATTTGATAACGACTCTATAAGGTTTACTTGCGATATGGATGGTGGAACATCTACCAAATCATATCCAAGATCAACCGATCCTTACAGTGGTAAGTGGGTACCAATTACAGGCATAGGAACAACATCATTTGCTGTTAATGTAGGTAAGTCACCTATACAACCTTTTGCTATCTCTAGTGCTGTCTATGACCCCACTGCTGGTATTGTGACAGTTAGTATACCTGATCATGAATTCATGACTGGTACTAGCATAAGAATATCTCCAGAATCATTAGCATTTAGATGTGGTCTTGATACTTTCCAGAGTATACATTATTATCCAAGGTCAACTGATACTGTTGGTTATAATACTGCAGTCTCTATTGCTTCTACTACAGTAGGTACTATTTCATTCCAGATACTACCAACTCAACCATCAAGTAATGTATCAACTCATCATCATGTTCCAAATGATAAGTTAACACCAATCAGTGCATCTTATGATCCTGTTGTTGGTATTATGACTGTTACAGTCAATAATCATGGACTTTCAAATGGTGATTATGTCAAGTTTGATGATGGATCAGTTAACTTCACATGTACTAGAGATAATAATCAAAAAGTTTGTGGATATCCTAGACCTAAAGATCCTTATCATAATACATGGATTAAAGTTTCTAATGTAACTACTAATACATTCAGAACCAATGGCATGAAGTCATATGACAATGCCACACATACTTTTGTATCAGGAACACCTAATAGTATTACTAGATCAGTAATTGTTGGTGGCGGTGCATACAACCATACATTCGTTAGTGCTGGTGTTGGTAGTATGGATCAGAAGCGTGATAGATCATTTGACCAACCAATTAAAATTACTGCTGGATATACTTTAGATACTGCAGAAGATATTGTTTATGATCCTGTTGCAGGTATTATGACAGTAACTGCTACTGGTCATGGAATGATGAACGGCAATTATGTTCTTATCGAGAATAATTCAATTAAACTTGAGTGTTCACAAGATAACTATGTTACCCCTCATTTATATCCAAGAATTACCGATCCAATTAGCGGTGATTGGGTAGCGGTTGCAAGTACAACAGTAAATTCATTTGCTATAGATGTTGGTAAGACTAATACTGGTGATCAATATGTTCATAGATTTGCTGGTTCAGTAGCAAATGGTATTAGAAAACAAAATGGAACTGTTACTTTCCAAGCAGGTATTTCAACTGATACTAGTGAGCATCGTTATGATATCATGGCAGGTCATGAAGCATCAAACGCAGTTATTAGTGGTGGAAACTATGCTCATACTTTTGCCAATGCATCAACTGGAGCGATTAGAACTGGTGGTGGATTTGAACACAGATTTGTAAGTGCTGCTTCTAGCACACTTTATATCGATTCTTGGGCAGGTGCTGCTTTAACTGTATCAAATGCAGTATATAATCCTGAGACTGGTATTGTTAGATTTACTGCTCAGAATCATGGATTAGTTGCTCCCGAAAGTTTAAAATTGAGAGGTATAGGTGTTACTTGTGCATATGGTACTAAAACATATCCAACAGGAAAATTTGGTTATCACTTTAAAGTTAGATCTGTTGGAACAACAACATCATTTGAAACATTCGTTGGAGTCTCTACTTTACAGCATGATTATACTGGTGGTGGAGTAGTTCAAGTTGGTGTTACAAGCAATCTATTCCCAAGTTTCGATGAGGCATATCCTATCTCTGGTATTGTTTCTGCTCGCACATTTGAAGTAAATGTCGGACCTAACACAATTGGGCATACTTATGTTCAAGGTGGTACTGTCGCTCAATGGTATCCTCTATCCTTTGGTTCTGGATATCAAACTGGATTAGGAACTATTGGTATTGCATTGTCATCTCCAACTAAAGGAGTCAATGCAGAAATTAATGCTCTTGTTGGTGCTGGTGGATCTTTGATATTCAGTATTGGTGCTGGTGGAACTGGATACACTGGTGAATATGATTCCGTCTTTGCTCCTGAACCAAACGGTGAAAATCTACCTATTGTTGGATTATCAAGAATTGGTGGTGGAACAGAAACTGGTGTTGGTTGTTCTGTTAGTGTTCAAATATCTGGTATTCAAACTGCCACTGGTATTGGATCAACTCTTGCTGAAGTTTCTAACTGGGAGTTTAGTAAGAAAGGATATGGATTTAAGCGTGGAGATGTATTTACTGTTGCTGGTCTTTCTACAGATCCTAAAGCAGGTGATAACTTTAGAAACTTTGAACTAGAAGTAATAGAAGTCTTTACTGATACAGTTGCTTCTTGGCAGTTTGGTAATATTGATTATCTTGATAACATCAAACCAAATCAAGATGGAAATCAGATGAGATTCCCACTATTCTATCAGTCACAGTTGGTCAGTTTTGAAATTGACAGAAACGATCAAGACTCTACTGAAATTGATTTATCTACTGTTCTATTAGTATTCATTAACGGAGTACTTCAAGAACCAAATTTAAACTATGTCTTTACTGGTGGTTCTATTATAGAATTCTCTAGTGCTCCAACTGTAAATGATAATGTTGTTATCTTCTTCTACAGAGGAACAATAGGACAAGATAGTTTCATATTTGATATTAATGAAAATATCAAGAAAGGTGACGCTTTAAGATTAGATAAGAGTGCTGAAATGCAGTTCAATAAAGTTACTAAAGATCAGTCAAACTTTGCACAAATTGAAGATAGAATTATCAAGAGAATTGATAGTGCTGCTACGGTAGAAACTCCATTCTATCAAGGTCCAGGTGTTAGTAACGATAACTACAAACCTATGACATGGATTAAGCAGAAGGGAGATTTGTTTATTGATGGTTCTTTAGTTTCTAAAGCAAGAGATTCATATGAAGCTCAAATCAATCCTATTGGAAATATTATTGGAGTTCTTTCTACAACAGATACTGCAGTTTTTGTAGATACTGTTGGCAACTTTAAAGATACTGATGGTTTACTAACAGAATCGTTTGGTTTACTTGCTATTGCTCCTGTTGGTTTTGGTACAACTGCTGCCACTGGTGTTAATTTTGAAAATCTATCTGGTATAGAACCATTAGTTGCTGATGTTGCTGGATACATAGGTGTGGTTACTGGTATAGGAACTACTGCTGGTATCGGTACTGATTTGGCACTTGAGATTCTAATTGATAATCAAGATTATGTTAACAATGGTAATGATGCAACAGGATTCTCAACAAACTATCCATTCAAATTATATGGAACAGGTATTAATACAGCAGGAATTGCTATAACAAGTATTGATACGCATGACACTGATATAGTTTCTATCAGCACATATTATGGAGATAATATTTACTATGCAAGTGCAATTAGTTACCGTAATGGTGGTCGTCAAGGCATCATTACTGCTAACATAGCATCATACACTGACACTAGTGATATGGTTGGCGTAGGATCCACTGGATTTGCTTACGCTCACTTCACTTGGGGAAGATTTGGCGATGTAAACAGAGCAGGATCTCCTATTGCTCTTGATGTCAAGGGATTGTCTTATGACAATGAACTTAGCAAGTTCCCTCTAGTTTTACGAAGGGGTGTTGGGCATAGGGGAACAGGAGCTCTGCCCAAACTTCTATAAATACAAAAAAGTTAGACCTTTAGTTCTACAGATGTAATGGCCGCAATTATCACAGACCAGTTTAGGATCATTAATGCTAATAATTTCGTTGAATCGGTAATTAGTGGTAATAACTCCTATTATACTTTTTTGGGTCTGGCTAATCCAACAGAAACTGGATATGGAAGAACAAGTACATGGAATAGTACAACTGTTCAACCACCATCACCAACAGATAGTATTAGTTACATAAACCATGTATACGATACGATGATGTTTGGTAGAAAAGTTTTACCAGGTGATGTTCGTAGATTAGTAAGAAAAGTTCAATGGACAAAAGGTACATCATATGATATGTACCGTCATGATTATGATGTAACTAATAGATCACTAGTTTCTAACTCTAGTAGACTCTATTCTGCAAACTTTTACATAATCAATAAAGACTTTAGAGTCTATATTTGCATTGATAACGGATCTGCAGGTATTACATCTACTGCTGGTGCATCTCTTGATGAACCTACATTTACTGATCTTGAACCATCTGCTGCTGGTGTCAGTGGCGACGGTTATTTGTGGAAGTATCTATTTACGGTTCCTCCTGCTGATATTGTAAAATTTGACTCTACTGAGTATGTTGCTGTTCCTAATGAATGGTCATCAAGCACTGAGAATGAAGTCAAAGTGGTTCGAGATAACGGAGATTCTACGGTAAATAACAATCAAATTAAAGTTGTTTCTATTGATGCTCAAGGTGAGGGTTATTCCTTCCTTGCATCTCCGATAGAAGTTGATATACTAGGTGATGGAACTGGGGGTAAAGTCCGAGTTCAGACCAATACCAATGGTCAATTAATTTATGCAAAAGTGACTGCAGGAGGACAAGGTTACAGTTATGGTAGGGTTGATCTTTCTTCTATTAATGGTAGTGCTACAAAGTTTGCTAAATTAACACCGATTATTCCTCCTTCTAATGGTCATGGATTTGATCTTTATAAGGAATTAGGAACTGATAAAGTTTTGATTTATACTAGGTTTGATAATTCTACATATGATTTTATTTCGGACACAACATTCTCTCAAGTAGGAGTTGTTAAGAATCCAGTTGCTGCTGGTGCTGGATCTACTTCTGTTCTTAACACATCAGAATATTCCGCAGCTAATGCTTTGAAATTTTCTGGTGATCTTACACAGACTCTTGCAGTCGGTTCAGAAATCACACAAAATATACCTGGTGTTGGAACTGCCAGAGGCTATGTTGCTTCATATGATGTGAATACAACAGTAATCAAGTATTTCCAAGATAGGAATCTTTATCTTCACCCTTCATTATATGATCAAACTGATAACATAGGTGTTGGTGGAGATGCAAAAGTTGTTGATTTTACTGCTGCTGGTGATGCTGTCATCTCTAGTGGATTCAGTGTAAACATAGATGGAGGTTTCTCTGGAATCTCAACAACTACACCATCTGGTAAAGTTGTAGACCTTGGCGTACAGTTTACAAGTGGTCTTGCTGGACCTGAGATAAATAAAAGAACAGGTGAAATTATTTACCTTGATAATAGACCATCTATTACAAGAAATGAACGCCAAAAAGAAGACATCAAAATCGTATTAGAATTCTAAGAAGATGCCACAACAGACTAATCTTAATGTAAGTCCCTATTACGACGATTTTGATCCTAGTAAAGGTTATCATCGTGTCCTATTCAAACCTGGTTTTCCAGTTCAGGCTAGGGAACTATCTACTTTGCAATCTATTCTGCAAAATCAGATAGAGACTTATGGTAGTCATATGTTTAAAGAGGGTGCATTAGTCATTCCTGGTTCAACAACATTTGACGGACAATATTATGCTGTTCAAGTTAATCCAACACATTTAGGTACTGATGTTTCTGTCTATGCTAATAATGTAATAGGAAAAAGATTTAAGGGACAAAATAGCGGAGTTACTGCAAAAGTAATTAATTATATTACTGCTACACAATCAGATAGAGATTACGATACTTTTTATGTAAAATATATTAATTCATCTTCTACTGGAGATTTTTCATTCTTCACAGATGGTGAAATTCTTGTTGCAGAAGAATCAGTAACTTATGGTAATACAACAATTAATGCTGGTGGAACTCTTGCATCTACAATAGCATTAAATGCATGTACTACAGGTTCTGCAGCTTCTATTGACGATGGTGTTTATTTTATTAGAGGATCATTTGTAAAAGTAAATAAGCAAACAATTATATTAGATCAATACAATCAGTCTCCATCATTTAGGGTTGGTCTACAGGTTATAGAAACTGCTGTTAGTGCGAAGGGAGATGAGAGTTTATATGATAATGCAAAAGGATTTTCTAACTTTGCAGCACCAGGTGCTGATAGACTGCAAATAAAACTTACATTAGCCAAGAAAACAATTACAGATTTTGATGATACTGATTTTGTAGAGGTACTTAGAGTTAAAGAAGGTGCAATATATTCACTAAAAAGAGATACTGAATATAATAAGATCAGAGATTATTTTGCTAAAAGGACTTATGATGAGTCTGGAAACTATGTTGTTAATCCATTCATGGTTAACATGGCTGAATGTCTCAATGATCGTCTTGGTAATGATGGTATATACTATCAAGGACAAACTACATTTGATGGCAACGAACCAGATGATGATCTTGCGTGTTTAAAAGTAACTGCTGGTAAAGCATATGTTTATGGATATGATATTGATAAAACTGCTCCTAGTATAATTGATTTTGATAAACCAAGAGAAACTCAAAAAATTGAGAATCAATCATTTAATTTTGAAATGGGGAATAAGTTCCTCGTCAACAATGTAAGTGGTATTACTACACTTACCAATAGAATAGAATTAATGGGAGGTCCTCTTGGTGGGAGTGCAACTGCTGCTGGTACTGCTGAGAAAATTGGTGATGCAAAGGTATATGGATTCTCATTAAGAGATGCTGCATATGAAAATAATTCAACTGATTGGAACTTATATCTTTATGATATCCAAACATATACATCATTAAAATTAAATGATAATGTAAGTGCATCAGAACTTAATCAATCTGGATATATTGTTGGTAAAGAAAGTGGTGCTGAAGGATATGCTGTTATTGCAGGTGCTGGATCTAGCAGCATACAAGTTACTCAAACTTCAGGAACTTTTAGACAAGGTGAAAAAATTAGTATTAATGGTGACGAAACTGTATCAAGAACTATTGAGAAAATAACTGCTTATGGTATTAATGATGTATATGATTTTGCTCAAAGCGGAAATAGTTTCACTGCTACTAAAAAATTAAATCAAGTAATTCCTACTGGTTTTGGAAACGGTCAATTTAATGTTGCTTCTGATGGTACAGTTACTTCTCCAAGGGCAGACAGTTTCCTAGTATGGAAACCAGGTGATATATTTACTTACGGTGCTGCTGCAAATACAGCAGGTGCTGCTCTGGATGTTCCTACTCGTAATGTTGTTCTAGAAGTTGCTGCTGATGGACAAACAATGAAAGTCGGTACAATGACAACTGTTACCGATGTGTTTGATGGTGGAGTAAAAGCATTTGATGGTATTGGATATAGAGGTGTACAGGATGTTTCATTACAGAATTCATCTTTAATTTCTAGAATTCCAGATATAGGAGTTTCTAATGTAGATTTTGGTGATTCTACTCTATTCCTTAGTTCTCAAGTAACTAATGAAAGTAGTAATTCATTGGGTCAATTAGTTCTTCCAATAACCTCAGTCAATCTTGATGATGTAACTTTTGTTGCTTTTGATCAAGAAAGATATTCTGTGGCATATTCAAATGGAACTATACAATCTATTACTGAAGATCAAATCATAATAACTGGAACTAGTATTACATTATATGGATTGAATCCAAGTCAGAGTAATATTAGAGTAAATGTTACTGTTCAAAAATCAAATATTAAAAACAAAGTTAAAGAATTTAAGAGATGTCAACAAACAGAAATTACAAGATCTGCAAATAAAAGATCTGGAACTAATGCTGGAACTAGTATTAACGATGGATTGAATCATAGTGCTCTATATGGTGTTAGAGTTCAAGATAAAGAAATTTGTTTAAACTATCCAGATGCTACTGATATTGTTGCAGTCTATGAGTCTTTAGACACTAACACACCTGTACTTGATAAAATAACATTCACATCTACTGATGATATTTTTACTGAAGCAATTATTGGTGAAAAAATTGCAGGAAAGGTTAGTAAAGCAATCGCTAGAGTAGTCTCTATTGATTCTGGTAATAATCAGATTAATATTGTATATCTTACCGATAACAAATTTACATTATTAGAATTATTAGAATTTGAAGAATCAACTGCTGTTGCTACAGTTCAAGCAACAACACCTGGTAAGTATAATGATATTACTAGCAGTTACATGCTAGACAAAGGACAAAAGAATCAGTACTATGATTATTCTAGAATTGTTAGAAACTCTGGAGCATTTGTTCCTCATAGAAAAGTATTAATCATATACAACAGATATGATGTTCCTAGTGGTGATACTGGAGATATATTTACTGTTAATAGTTACGGTGCAGAAAGATATAAAAATGATATTCCATCAATAGGACCATCAAGAACTCCTGCACATGATGTATTAGATTTTAGACCACAGGTTTCCGTATACGATCCAGCGTCTGCTACAGTATCTCCATTCTTCTATACTTCTAGAGATTTTACTGGAAAACCAGATAGACTTTTAACACCTAATGAGTCAGTTGTATTTGACTATAATTATTATCTTCCTAGAATAGACAAATTAGTTTTACATCAAAACGGTGAGTTCTTATTGTTGAGAGGTACACCTTCTAGACAACCATTACCCCCAGAATCACAAGATAAATGTATTGAAATTGCTACGCTTCTTCTTCCTGCATATCTTAAGAATATAGAAGATGCAAGAGTATTTTTAAAACAGAATCGTAGATATACTATGAAAGATATCGGCAAAATTGCTGATAGGGTTAAGAATTTAGAAGAGATAACTACATTGAATCTTTTGGAAAAGAGTGCAGAAGCTCTCCAAATTAGAGATGCTCAAGGTTTTGATAGATTCAAATCAGGATTTTTTGTAGATTCATTTAGTAGTTACGATTTCATGTCAGCAAGTTCTCCTGCTGAGATTGATGTAGATCTCAAAGAACTTAGACCAATGAGAGAATTTGAGTCTGTTAACTTACAAGTTGCTCCTAAGACAGATGTATCAGTGCAGCAATTAGATTACAGTACTGATTTTGATTTACTTGATGACACAAATACACAAAAAACTGGTAATCTTCTTACTCTAAAATATGAGGATGAAGTTTATATTGAGCAGAATTTTGCTACTAAAACAAACAACATCAACCCATTCCATGTTGTTGCATACACTGGAGAAGTTCGTTTAACTCCATCTGTTGATAATTGGATCAATACTAGAAGAACACAAAATGTTATCAGAAATACTATTGGTATTACTGTCTTTAACAACCAAGTTGCTGCTAACTTTACAGTAACTCGTGAAGGTAATGGTGGTGGATCTGCAACGGTAACAACTGCTGAAGTTGGTAGAACTGTACAAAGAGATGATATTCGTTCTGAAAATACATTTATTGCAGAAGAAAATTTTGATCCATTCTGTCGTTCTAGAAATGTAGAGTTTTCTGCAGTAGGTCTTAAAGCACTTACTAATTTCTATCCATTCTTTGACAACATTGGCGGTATAGATGTTATACCTAAACTTTTAGAAGTATTTAATGTTACAGGATCATTCCAGATTGGAGAAACGATTAGAGGAACTATTGGTGCAACTGCCTTTGAATTTAGACTAGCTGCTCCAAATCATAAGAAAGGACCATTCTCTAATCCTACAGAAACATATGACATTAATCCATATGACCCAAGTTCTACATTACCAAATGGATATTCACAAGCATCAACAGTTTTAAATATTGATACTGTTGGACTCTGTGAGCAAGCACAAGGAGCGTTCTTTGGATTTGCACCAACTAATATGGTTCTTAGAGGATTGACCAGTGGTGCTCAAGCAAGTGTAGCAAGAGTAAGATTAGTTTCTGATAACTTTGGTGATTTAATTGGTGCAATGTGGATTAGAGATCCCAATGCAACTCCTATACCTCAGGTAAGAATTAGATCTGGTAACAGAGACTTTAAATTAACTTCCAGTGAAACAAATGCCACTCCTTTACCAGGCAGCACATTAATTTCTAGTGGTATTGGTAGATTCTTAGCAACTGGTACTACACGACTTGTTCAGACTGATGTTAGAATTACAACTCTAGAAACTACCACAGTAACTAATCTATCGACGATTGATATACAAAGATCCGACCCCTTACCCCCACCACCTCCACCTCCACCACCCCCTGTTATTATCAATAACACTAGAGTTATTGACAGAACTAGAACTGTTGTTAATAACATAACAAGGGTTATTCAGCGTACTAATACAATTATTCGTGAGAGAGATAGAGACCCTCTTGCACAATCTATTATCACTGGACCTGAAGGTGCATGGATTACTAAACTTGATGTTTTCTTTTCCCAAGTTACTTCTGGTACAACTCCAGTAAATATTCAGATTAGAACAGTTGAGTTAGGTTTACCTACACTTAATATTATTCATAGAAATGCAATGGTAACATTGCGTCCATCTGACATAACAACATCTACTGATGGTAGTGTAGCAACAACTATTGTTTTCCCATCGCCTGTTTACTTAGAACCTAGTTCACAATTTGCTATTGTTCTATTATCAGATAGTGATGAGTATGAAGTATTCTGTGGTGAAATGGGTCAGAAAGCTCTGAACCAACAGACTCTTCCTTCTGCTCAAGGTAAGATTTACTCACAGCAATTTGCTATGGGTTCACTCTTTAAATCTCAGAACGGATCTACTTGGACTCCATCTCAGTTTGAAGATTTGACATTCAAACTTTATAGAGCAAAGTATACAGCAAATAGAGGATTATTAACATTCTTTAATCCACCTATTGAACCAAATAATAGTCAAGTTCCTCCTCTAAACTTCAACCCTATTACAGGTCTTCCTAAGAAAGCTAAGATTGGTATTACTACCACAACTAATGCTGGATTAATTGGAACTGTATTTACTCAGGGAAGAAAGATTAGTGAGAGTAATCAGTCTCATCGCTATGCATTTGTTGATGATCAAGGAGGACCAGTTGATGGTACTATTGGTATTCTAACTGGTGGTACAGGACATGGAACTCCTACAAACCCAGTCAGTACTTACAATATTACTGGAGATGGTTCTGGACTAACTTTAAATGTCACTGTTTCAGCTGGACTATCTGCTATCACTGCTGCTACTGTAGTAAATGATGGTAATGGTTACAAAGTTGGTGATATTATTGGACTTGCAACTGCAGGTACAGGTAATGCTGGTTCTGGTGCTCGTGTTGCTATTAGTTCTATATCGGGAGTTGATACTCTGTATCTAACAAATGTTCAGGCACAGGAATTCGATGTAACTTCTAATGATTTAACTTATGTTCATAGCACTGGTTCAGTTATAGATTCTGGACTTGACATATGGCAATATGACGAGCAAGGAGGAAACTACACAGGTGAGTACCTTAAGGTAGATCATAGAAATCATGGAATGTATGGAACAGGTAATAAGGTTATCATTTCTGATGCCAAATCTGATGTTCTTCCTACAGAATTGAGTGTAGATGTTGCTTCTAATGAAACTAGTATTTCTATTGCATCAACAAGTCAGTTTGCTGAGTTTGAAGGTGCTGTAGTTAGTGCTGCTAATACTGGGTATGCTTTCATGAATAGTGAGATTATATCTTACACTAGTGTTGGTATTTCTAGTCTTGGTGGTGTAGTCAGAGGTTCTAATGGAACCAATGCTTTAAATCATATTAAAGGTGATGTTGTCACCAAGTATGAGTTAAATGGTATTTCTTTAACAAGAATTAATACAGAGCATAGTGTCGAAACTTCTCAAGTTGGTATTGATGAATATTACATCAAAATCGATAGAGGAACTAGCAGAGGCACTGATGACAATACTAACAATATTCCACAACTCTCGGTTGCTGAAGAAGCATCTGGTGGTGGTAACTCTGTTTATGCTTCTAAGAACATTCAGTATGACGCTGTAAGACCTTTATTACAAGCAACCACCTTTGGATCTACAGATTTCCTTTCGCTCCAATTGAGGAGTATTTCGGGTACATCTGTTGATGGTGGTGAAGCATCATTTGTAGATGCTGGTTTTGAAAACATAGGACTGAATAGAATTAATCAGTTAGAATCAACAAGAATTATTGCTGCTAGAGTTAATGAATCTAATAAATTAGGTTCTATTACTAGATCTAAATCGCATACAATTACTGTTGAATTAGATAACGGTGGAGATGATTACAACTCACCTACTGTTGATCTTGAGGGTGCCTCTTCTCTATTCTATGAGAACAGACTAAATGCCCCAATAACAGATTATCTAACTGACCCTAGAGCGAAGCAAAGATTTAACGATCCACATGCTTCTTACTACATGTCTAATCCTATCTACATTAAGAATCCTGCTACATCATTAAAAGTGATCTTCGATAGTCGTAGACCACCAACAACTGATTTCAGAGTTCTACATAGTACTCTAAGAGCAGATTCTAGCGAAGTTACACCAGGATTTGAATTATTTCCTGGCTTCTTAAACCTCGTAGATATAGATGGAGATGGTGTTGGTGATCAAATTATTGATCCCAAGAATAATAGCGGTCTACCAGATCTCTTTATTCCACCTGATGATACTGTTTATCGTGAATATCAGTATACAGTAGACAATCTCCCTAGTTTCACTGGATTCCAGATTAAGATAGTCTTTACAGGGACTAACCAATCTAAATATCCTGTGATTAAAAACCTAAGAGTGATCGCAGTAGCATGACCAAATCATCGTTAATCCCAGTTGAAGGACATCCTAATTTTTGTCGAGATAAAAACACAGGAGCTATCATTAATACTGATAGTTCCTCTTTCGCTGCTTACCAGCAAAGAAACTCCCAAAAAAAGATGGAAAGATTAGAGATAGATAATATGAAGAAAGACATATCTGACATAAAAGATATGTTATCAAAAATAGCAAGTAAATTATGAATGGTAGAAGTCCGCATTCTGAATTCCTGAAATACCACGGTTTCACTGAGGTTGATACCCCAACTAAACAGGAAAGTGACATGCAATCATTAAAATCTGAAATGGCAGAGATAAAAATGACGCTACTTCAGGTGCTGCAGGAATTGAGGAAACTAAATACATAGTATAGGATAATCTCGAATGTTGTTAACAGATGGCCGTCTACATTGCAAATCTTCAAATAGAAGCTGGTGTAGATTTTCAGCACGGTTTTAGCTTGGGTGATAGTGACACAGGAACATTTTTGAACCTGAATAACTACACTTGTACATCCCAAATGAGAAAGTGGGCTGGATCAACCACATCTGTTTCCTTTGCATCTACAATTACCGACCCTGATGAAGGTCAAATTCAAATTTCTTTGGGTTCGACTGAAACAGTTGAAATAAAACCTGGCCGTTATGTATATGATGTTCTTTTGAGCGACGCATCTGGTTACAAATATAAGGTCGTTGAGGGTATGATCCTAGTTAGAGTAGGAGTCACAAGGTAACCATGCCATCTCTCAGAATAGGTACAGGCAATCAGGTAAAAGTAATCGCCAGTGGATCTCTTGGTGGAGGTTCAGGTGGACGATTATCTTTGCTGTCTGATGTTAACTCAAGCAATCTCGAAGACGGAAGTTTGCTTGTATACGATGCTGCAACAAGCAACTTTATCACTACGAAAAGTTTCCCTGCAGCAATCATTGATGGGGGTATCTACTAGTGTCAGCTACCCTACTATTAAAAAGAACTCTAGGAACTTCGCCTCCTAATATTGCACCAGTCGGTACTGGTGTATCTTTTGGTGAACTTGTTTATACTTACGATACCAGTGATGTTGGTGCTGGTAAATCCTATAAGAAATTATATATTGGTAACCCTGCAGGTCCTACAGCAGCTCCGATTGTAATCGGTGGTGAATATTATACTAGTCTAATACCAGAAAGTCCTGCTAACTACGGTAACAGGGAAGCATCTAAAGCACTTATCTTAGATGCTAATGCTAAGGTAAAATCTTGGTCTGTAATAACTGATTTCCATAACGCTGGAGTTGGTACTAACCAAGGAGATTTTTATGTTGGTGGTAACTTAAATGTTACTGGAGATTTAGTATATGATGAAGTAACTGGTAGAAATATTAATATAACAGGTGTTGGTACAATTGCCACCATCTTCAATACTAAAGCAACCATTGTTGATGGTGCGATTGATAATCTGTATACAGTATCAGGACTTGTTACTACCTTAACAGGAACAAGTGCTAACTATGTTCAGGTCAATGTAGGACATGCTCTTACTGCTAATAATGTAGAGATTACTGGTATAACTACGCTTACCAATAATCTTGACTTCTCTAGAAATTTAATTAAGATTGGTCGTGAGACTGCATCTGGTATTAGTAGTGCTGATGGATCAATATTCATCGGTGACTATGCTGCCACTGGTATGGGTCAATCGACTGCTAACAGACGAAATATAGCGATTGGTGCCAGTGCATTACAAAATGCAGGTACTGGGAATAACGCTGATGAATTAGAATCTAATATTGTTGTTGGTAACTTTGCAGGTTATAGACTACAAGGTACCAAGAACTTAATGGTTGGTGATAAGGTAGGTTTTGCTTTATCATCTAGTGGTAACGATGAAAACATTGCTCTTGGTAATCAAGCAATGTATGGTGACACTTTCCCTGTTGTGGATGGTGTTACTTTAAGCATTTCAATTGGTCAGCAAACTGCTATTGCTAATCATGATGAATCTACTGATGTAACAGAAACAAGTGGATCTGGTGAAGGTTTAATAGTAAGACTTCAGACTGGTGCTACTGGTCTGGTCACAGGAATTGATGTAATATCTCCAGGTGACGGATATGTTTTAAATGACACATTTACTATACCATTTGGATTCCAAACTCTTACTGGTACTGTAAGTAGTATCAATGGTCGTTTCCTAAGTGGTGGTACTGGTGCAAGGCAACAAAGCAAAAACATTGCCATAGGTCCATATTCATTATTCAGTGTAGATGGTAGTAGAAATATTGCGATTGGTTATTCTGCTGGTGATGTAACAACTGGTAGTGGTAATGTCATAATTGGATATGAAAGAGATGTTGCAATTGCTAAGAGTGATAATCAACTTACTATCGGTAGTTCACTTGGAAACTGGATTGATGGAAATCAATTAGGTTATGTTGGAATAGGAACTACTCGACCATTCGGATTGCTCGATGTCGGTGGTGTATTGATTGTCGATAAGGGTACTGGTAATACAGTTATTTCTGGTGTTACAACTGTACCAACTCTTGATGTAGATAATCTTGGTATAGAAGACATCAAAGTAACTGCTGGTTTAGCAACTGATTTTGCAATTACAAATGCTAAGATTCAGTCTGGTATTATCACAGATACTGTTGGTACTGCTGCAACGATTACTAATGTAGATTTTGTAAATGCAGATATTTTAGCAGCTAAGATAACAGCAGGTATCGTAACGGATCTTGTTGGTACTGGTGCTACAATAGCGATACTTGATACTGAGACTGCTGATCTTTCTGATGTAAAAATAACTTCTGGTGTTATCACATCTATAGTTGGTACATATGCAACTATCACTACATTCGATGCTGATGATGCAGATATTAATGTACTAAAGACTGTAACTGGTGTTGTAACATCGATTACTGGTTTTGGTGTAACTTATAATACAGCAGACTTTGAGTTTGTTGATGCTTCTGATATCAAGATTACAACTGGTTTAGTAACATCTTTAGTTGGTACATATGTAACCTTCCAAGATGCTGACTTCCAAGACGATGTTCGTGTTGGTGGTGCTCTTACTGTTGTTGGCGATCTTACAGTTCAGGGTAATACAAGTTTTGTTCAGAGTTCTGTAATTCAAGTTACTGATAAGAATATTGAACTTGGTTTTAGTTCCACTGGCAACCATGCAGATGCGACTGCCGATAATGGGGGTATTATTCTTAAGGGTACTACCGACAAAACTATTCAATACAATACATCAAGAGAGGCATGGGAGTCTAATCTTAAGTGGAATCCTACTGTTGATGATACTCTTGATATAGGTGAACCTACTGTACAGTGGAGAGATATTTACATTGATGGCACTGCACATTTAGATGCTGCAGACATTTTAGATGCTAAGATCACTGCTGGTGTTGTAACTGATCTTGTTGGTACTCATGCAACTATTACTGTTGCTGATTTTGAACAAGCAGATATAGTTACTGCTACGATTCAATCTGGTATTGTAACCGATATTAATGTTTCTGCTGCTGCTACGATATTAACTTCTGATCTCTTTAATGCGGATATTAGAAATGCTAAGATTACTTCTGGTATTATCACATCATTGGTTGGTACTTATGGTACAATCACTACTCTTGATGTAGAGACATTAGATGCTCAGAATATAAGCATTACTGGAGTTGCTGTAACTGACATTGTTGGTACTGCAGCGACTATAACTACTATCGATGCACAGAATCTTGATGCAGTTAATGCCAAGATTACTGTTGGTATCATTACTGACATTGTTGGTACTGCTGCTACAATCGCAACGATTGATGCAACTGAAGGAGATATAGTAAATGCTAAGATTACTGCTGGTGTTGTCACATCATTGGTTGGTACTTATGCAACCATTACAGTCTTTGACACAGAGACTCTTGATGCTAAGAATACAAATATTACTGGATTAGCAGTTACCGATATTGTTGGTACTGCTGCTACAATTACAATAATAGATGCCACAGAAGGTGACATTGTAAATGCTAAGATAACAGCAGGTGTTGTAACATCAATAGTTGGTACTTATGCAACCATTACAGTCTTTGACACAGAGACTGCTGATCTTAAAGATGTCAAGATTACCTCTGGTATTATCACAGACATTGTTGGTACTGCTGCTACAATCACTACGATTGATGCTGCTAACTTTGATGCAGTTAATGCAAAAATAAATGCTGGTTATGTAACTTCACTATATGATTCCACAGGAGTTGTTGGTATCAATACTCAGCACATTCTGAGCACCAATCCTGATGGAACTATCACTTGGCGTGAACCTGCACAGATTGGTATTGCTACTGTCAATCCTGGTGCTGATGTATGGTTTGTTGACACACATGGTGTTGATGATAACGAACCTTCTCGTGGTCGTACAGATGATAGACCATTCAAATCTATCAAGTATGCTCTATCAAGAATTTCTAATAAGTATCCACATACTTACAATGGAGGTACTGCTACTGATGCAGTTAATGTTCAGAGTGGTGCTGAGTCTGGTAATCAAAAGTCTCCCAACGGAGCAACTTATAACGAGCATACTGGAGAATTAATATTATCATTTGGTAGTGCTCATGGATTATCAACTGCTGATACTATCACTCTTGATAACAATTCAATATCATTTACATGTACAAAGGATAATAATGCAACTTCGCATACTTACCCTCGTGTAGGTGATCCTATTGCAGGAGTAACAACTGCTGTTACTGTAATAAATTCCACATCATTTAGTTTAAATGTAGGTGTTTCTCCATTAGTTACAGGAGAAAATGAGACATTGAATATTGGTGGTGGTGTCTATGAAGAAACATTCCCATTATATGTTCCTGCAGGTGTTACAGTTAAAGGTAACGGTCTTCGTGCTACTAAGGTTGTACCGACAACTGCTACTAAACAAAAAGACGCATTCTTATTGAATGATAGATCAGTCGTTGAAGACATGACTATCGCTGATATGTTCTTCAATACAGCAACTAATGAAGGATTTGCGTTCAAGTATGAACCTGGTATTGCTATTACATCAAGATCACCATATGTACAGCGTGTAACGGTATTAAACAAAGGTAGTAATGTAACTGCAACTGACCCATATGGTTATGCATCTGCTGATTCACCACCTTCATCATATATCTCTGGTGGTGGTGCGTTTATTGATGGATCTGAAGTACAGTCAGGATCTCTAGAAGCAGCAATGTTGTTCAATGAATGTACATTCATTGTTCCTAACAGTCAAGGTGTTGTAATGACCAACGGTGCTCGTGTTGAGTATCTAAACGCATTTACATATTTCTCATCCGAAGCGATTAAGGGTATATCTGGAACTGCTGGTATTTCATCTACTGGTCAGACTAGATTGAGATTGTCGGGCATCACAACAGTTGGTGTTGGTAATACAATCACCGTCTTTGACACTGATGGATCTACTGGATTAGGTACTGCTGTTGTTGCATCTTATGATGGAACTTACTTAGGCGTAACTGGCAAGCAAACTGGATTTGAAGTTCTTAATGCTAGGACTGCTAAGTCGATAACATTTAATGATGGTGCTCAGTTAGATACTACTGTTAAGAAATTTGGTAGTGCTGCACTTAAGTTAGATGGTAGTAATGATTCTATTAGTGTTCCTTCTAGTGGAGATATTGGATTTGGAACTAACACAGACTTCACAATTGAATTCTGGGCATACTCAAATACAACTGGACTCTCTAGTGCAACTCTCTTTGACTTAAGAGATAATGGATCTGATACTAACGGTCTAAGTCTTGCATATCGTGCTGCTGGTGAAGTTGATCTAAGAGTTGGTACAACTACTGCTATCACTGGATCTGGTGCTGGTATTGCTACTGGAGTTTGGAAACACTATGCAGTTGCAAGAGGTGGTACAAACACAAGACTATTTGTTGATGGTACACAGAGAGGTATCAAGACTTCTGATACTACCGATTACGGTGCATCTAAGGGTATTGTATTTGGTGCTGATTTTGATGGAGCAAGCAATAATGTAACAGGTTGGATTGATGAAGTAAGAATCGAAAGAGGTGTTGCTAAGTATACAGCAAACTTTACTGCTCCTACTACTGCACCAACAGGAGATAAGGACACAGTTCTACTTCTTCACTTTGATGGTTCTACTGGTATTAAAACTACAACTGATGATGTAATTCGTAATCAGGACATCAGAATTACTCAACCTAATAGTGGAGTAGGAACTGCAACAAAGGTCATCCTTGCTGATTACAGTCAGTTTGGTGCTGACATGCGTTCAGTTGGTTGTGCTGTTGAGTATGGACAGAAAGGTGTAGTTGCTGATGGTGACGGTGTTTCACTAAGAATGTTCGCACTCAACTTCAACCATGTTGGTGCTGGTAGTGATATTACTAACGATCCTAACTTAGCGATACAAGCAAACGAAGTTACTGAAGTTAATGGCGGTGATGTTTCTTATGTAAGTATTGACCAAAAAGGAGACTTCAGAGTTGGTGAAGCGTTCTATGTTGACCAAGAAAATGGTACAGTATCATTCTCACAACAAGTAACCAGTCTTCAGGCACTATCTTCACTAGTCATAACTGATGGCACTGATAGTAGTACAGTAACACCTACAAGTGGTACATTTGGTAATATCCAGATAGCTGGAAATAACATTGAATCAACTTCAGGAGATATTAACATTGATCCTGCTGGTTCAGGAGACATCAACATTACTGGTGATGTCAATGTCTTAGGTATCTTAACTGCTACAACTATTCAGTTGGATGCATTCCAAAAAGGTGATACATCTGTTGCTCTTTCCGACAGTGGTAGTGATGGAACAATCCGTCTTTCTACAGACAATGTAGAAGCAATGCGTGTTGATGCTAATCAGAAGATTGGTATTGGTACTGCTGCAGTTAGAGATAGGTTAGATGTTCTAGACACTGCTAGATTTGAAAGAATTAATGTTACTGGAGTTTCAACCTTTGCTGGTGCTGCTGACTTTAATGGTGATGTTGATGTAGATGGACATACAGAATTAGATGATCTTAATGTATCAGGTGTTGGTACTATTGCAACTTTCGATACAGAGACTGCGGATCTTAAAACTGTTAAGATAACATCTGGTATTGCAACCGACTTAGTTGGTACTGCTGCAACTATTACCACTATTGATGTTACAGAGGGTGACATACTTAACGCCAAAATAAATGCTGGTGTTATAACTTCTCTTACTCTAACAGACAGTCAGGTTAGTGGTATTGTAACTTATGCAGATAATGCTGCTGCACACTTTGGAGATGGTGGAGATCTTAAGATCTATCATAATCCATCTTTCGGATCTTACATTGACGATTCGGGAACTGGTGCTCTTGCAATTCGTTCTAATGAGATTCAGTTACAGAAGTATACTGGTGAAACTCTCGCCAACTTCACTGCTGATGGTTCAGTTAAATTATTCCATAATAACGGTCCTAGACTAGAAACTTTAGGTGCTGGTGTTAGTGTTAGTGGTGAATTACAAACTGGAACATTATTAGTTTCTACTGATGCTGTTGTTAGTGCAGGAATGACTGTTGTTGGAATCACAACTTTCAACGATGATGTATTCATTGCAGGAAACTTAAATGTCATCGGTGATCTTATATACGATGAAACAAATTCTAGAAATCTTAATGTTAGTGGTATAGCAACAATTGCTGCTATGATCATCACTGGAGTAACAACTTCCAAGAATATTCAGATTGGTACTGCTACTTCTACTACTAAGATTACTACTACAAGTGGAAAATTAGTTCTTGAATCTTTTGAGGATCAAGTAGATGTTAATGATAACCTACAGGTCGTAGGATATGGTACATTTAGAGATGGTTTATATTATCCAGATTCCGCAAATGGTATTGGATATAGTGGTCCTAATGGAATCGCATACTTTGACGCAACAGGTAAGATTGTTAGTGGCCTAAGTACTGTTGGATTCTTGACTGTTTCCGAGTATGTTCTTACCACGAATGCTTCTGGAAATCCAATATGGTCTAATTCGATTGATGGAGGAACATTCTGATGGCAAAACCAACCACAAGAGAGCAGTTGAAAGACTATGCTCTCAGACAACTTGGTGCTCCTGTATTAGAAATTAATGTCGCTGATGAGCAAGTTGAAGACGCACTTGACGATACTTTACAACTCTTTTATGAACGCCACTTTGATGGTGTAGAGAGGGTTTATTTAAAATATAAAATTACTGCTGATGACATAAAGCGTGGTAGAGCAAGAGGTGCTTCAAATACTTTGGGTATTACTACAACAAGTACAACTACTAATATTGTAGGTGCTGCTACTACAACTACTTTTAATTGGGAAGAAAACCAAAGTGAATTTCCATTACCAGATTCAATTATTGGTATAGAAAGAGTATTTGTTTTTGATGCAAGTTTTATATCAAACAATATGTTCAGTTTCAAATATCAATTGTTCCTAAATGATGTTGCATTTAATCTTGGATACAGTGGACTTTTAAGTTATGCAATGACTAAGACCTATCTAGAGGACATTGATTTTTTACTGTCTACAGAAAAACCAACTAGATTTAATAAGAGAAATGGAAAGTTATATCTTGATATTGATTGGGGATCAATGACGGAAGGTACATACATAATTTTAAATTGTTATAGAATTATGGATCCTGCTAATTATAGTGGAGTCTATAATGATTACTTCATCAAAAGATATTTTACCCAAGCAGTCAAAAAGCAATGGGGTACTAATTTAACCAAATTTCAAGGAGTTAAACTTCCAGGTGGAATTGAATTAAATGGTAGACAAATATACGAAGATGCTGTTATGGAAATACAAAGAATAGAAGACAAAATGATGACAGATTACGAAATGCCTCCACTTGATATGATAGGATGATATGGCACTTAATCCATTCTTTCTTCAAGGTTCGCCAAGTGAACAAAGACTTGTTCAAGAATTAATTGACGAACACTTAAAAATATTCGGGATAGATGTTTATTATCTACCCAGAAAAATGATAGAAACTGATGATGTACTTGGAGAAGTGCAATCATCTAAATTTAATGATGCATATGTTCTTGAGGCATACTTAAACAAATACGAAGGGTATGCTAAAGGTAGTGATATCATGACTAAGTTTGGTGTTAATTTAGAAAATGAAATTACACTAACAGTATCAAGAGAAAGATATGAAGATTTTATAGCACCCTTTGTTGTTACTCATGATCCAAAGAATGCTGGAACTGAGATCATGTTTGGTGAGAGACCTAAAGAAGGTGATTTAATATATTTTCCATTGGGAGAAAGACTTTTTGAAATCAAACATGTAGAGTTTGAGAATCCATTCTATCAACTTGGTAAGAATTATATCTACGAACTTAACTGTGAATTATTCCGTTATGAGGATGAGTACATTGATACTAATGTTGCTGTAATAGATCAAAGAGTTGATGATGAAGGAGAAGTAACTACAGTTGCTTTGGCAGGTATTGGTTCAACTGCTGTTGCAATAGTTGACTCATTTGCATCTCAAGGTGCCCTACAATTTATCACGCTGAATGATGACGGATATAACTATACTTCCACACCCCCTGTCACAATCGCACCCTCTCCTGCTGGTGTTACTTCAAGTAGAGCTGGTGCGTTTGCATTCACCACATCAAGGTCAGGTCTCTATTCTGTGGATTCTGTAGTAATACAAAACCCAGGTTTTGCATATACTGAAGCACCAGCTATTGGATTTGGTACTCCTGGCGTAGGTGCTGCTGCAACTGCATCTCTTACAAGCAGTGGTATAACTTCTATTCGTATTACTTCTATTGGTAATAATTATATTCAACCTCCTATTATTAGCATTCAGCATCCAGAAAATGTTGCTATTGGAACTACAGGAACTGTAGGTAGTAAAGTTGGTCAAGTACAGGCAACAGCAGTTGCTACTCTTGAAAATGATAAGTTAAGTAGAATATATCTTAGCAATGCTGGTAGTGGTTATGAAGGTACTCCTATCATCACAATTGGTGCTCCAGTTTCTACTGGTATTGGAACATATTTCTATAACGAAAGAGTTCTTGGATCTATTTCTGGAACTGAAGCATATGTTAAAGAATGGAATTCATTAGAGAGAAAATTGAAGTTGTCAATAAATAATGGTGTATTCACTCCTGGTGAGTACATAACTGGAACTGCTTCTTCCGCTAGATATCAAGTTCTATCCCACACTGGTGTTGATACCACTAGTGCTTATACATCTAATGATGAGTTTGAATTTGAGGCAGATTCTATCATTGATTTTGCAGAGACTAATCCATTTGGTAATTATTAATGTTAGGTACTTACTTTTATCACGAAATATTAAGAAGGACTGTAGTGTCCTTTGGAACACTTTTTAATGAAATTCATGTTCAAAAACAGGACAAGGATGGTAAAGTAATTAGTGATATTAATGTACCTTTAGCATATGGTCCTAGAGGAAAGTTTCTTGCACGATTAGAACAGTTACAGGAATTAAACAAACCAACTGCAATATCATTACCAAGAATGTCATTTGAAATGACAAACTTACAATATGATGCAACAAGAAAAACTTCTGTTACCAAAACTTATAAAGCAATTGATAGCAATGATAAGGTAAAGAAAGTTTATCTTCCTGTTCCATATAACATAGGTTTTGAACTTAATATTATGACTAAGTTGAATGATGATGCATTGCAGATCGTAGAACAAATTCTTCCTTTCTTTCAACCATCTTTTAATATCACAGTAGATTTGATATCATCTATTGGTGAGAAACGAGATATACCAGTTGTTCTAGAGAACATTACTTTTAGTGATGAATATGAGGGAGATTTCAGTACTCGTAGAGTATTGATGTATACTATGACATTTAATGCAAAGACCTATCTATTTGGTCCTATTGCAGAATCTACAGATGGAATCATCCGTAAGGTTCAAGTTGATTACTATACAAATACTGACAAACAAAATGCGAAGCGTGAAATGAGGTACACTGCTACTCCAGATCCTGTTAACGCAGAACCAGATGATGACTTTGGATTTAGTGAAAATTCTACTATGTTCTTTGATGGTAAACAGTATAGTCCAACAAGAAGAGAAGATGTATGACAATTAACCCATTAGATCTTATGCCTATTGCAACTGATGACCCCATCGATACTATGCCATGTGATTATCAACCTCCTGGTGTAGACGAAGAAGATGATATAACTATACATGAGAAGATGTATAGGTTAGCCAGAGCAAAATACAATCCTTTTGCTGTTGGTGGATCAGAATCCCTTGGAGAAAAGAAATGACTTTCGACCAATTTGTTACTGAAGCATCTGCTGCATGGCAGAGGAAAGAAGGTAAGAACAAAGAAGGTGGTTTAAATGAAAAAGGTAGAAAATCATATGAAAGAGAAAATCCTGGTTCTGATTTAAAAGCACCACAACCTGAAGGCGGACCTAGAAAGAGATCTTTCTGTGCTCGTATGGGAGGTGTGAAAGGACCAATGAAAAAACCTAACGGTAAACCAACTCGTAAGGCATTAGCACTTAGAAAGTGGAAGTGTTGACATGAAAAAAGATTTTGGATCTATAGACAAAGCATTAAATACTAATAGTATTGATGTTGAAGTTACTGCTACACCTGAAGTGAAACCAGAACCTCCAACAAGAGATATTAGTAAAGAACTAGATAAGGATTACGAATATACTAGAGGAAATCTCTATTCTCTAATTGAGAAGGGACAGGAGACTCTTAATGGAATTATGGAGTTGGCAGACGAAACACAATCTCCAAGAGCGTATGAAGTTGCTGGACAGGTTATTAAGAGTGTTGCTGATACCACTGACAAACTATTAGACTTACAAAAGAAATTAAAAGATATTGACGAAACAAAATCTTCATCAACAACTAATGTGACAAACAATGCTATGTTCGTTGGTAGCACTGCAGAGTTGCAAAAAATGCTTAAAGATATGGGAAGTTCTAAATAAAAGTGCCTTCTAGAGAGAAACATGACAGAAAAGAAAGAAGCACCTAAAGGTATTATTGGTAAGATAAAGGATAAAATATTACCAGATGAAGACGAACAAGCCGCAATCATATCTACTTTTGTGAGACTTGGTGTGTTGGTTTGGAGTGGTGGAATATTAACACTAAATTATGTTGCTATACCAGGTGTACCACAACAGAAAATTGATCCAACTTTCATAGCTTCTGTCTTCACAGGAGTTTTGGCGAGTTTTGGGATTCAGACAGCATCTAAAAAGGGTGACGGTACCATGAAAATGAACGGTAACGGTAATGGTGGTGGTAAGACTGGTGGTCCTACACAGACTATTATCATAGAACAAGCACCATTAAAAATTATTGCTGAGTCACCTAAGAAGACAGAAAATTACAAGATGTAGTATAATATATACAGTAGAATCACACTGTATATGAGAGAGACATTAATTAAAGCTTTACTAGCACATGCACAAGGAGACATCCAAAAGCATGTTGCTAATGTAGAAGTCTATCTAACTAACCCTGCAGGTATTGGAGAACACTCCGATATTACAGAGGCAATAGAAACTGAATTGAATATCATTGCTAAGTATCAAGATCAAATAGATGTAATAAACAAGTACTTTAAAACATCAAAAAGGGAGGTTCTTACCTAATGTGGAATTTTAATATTAAAAAAATTACTAGTTTCGCTACAAAGGTAAAAGAACTCGATAAGAAGTTGGCAAAAAAGATACAGGAAAAATTTAATTTAACAGACTATCAGATGCTTTGTATTGCATTTGGTAAAGGATTTATTATTGGTGCTTTGATACTCTGACCTAGTGGTGATTCCCACACTAAAATAAGCAGAATTACTCAGTTCGTGCTATAAATATGGTGTAGTATGGGATTGAAACAATCATGCCCCTCACTGGACATTACACGGTTGGTTATCACGATAATCAAAATCACACATCTGAAATTTGCGAGTATGCAGAAGATGCATACAATGCTATAAAGCAAGCGAGTGAAGATCTAAGAGGTTTCGACAATCCTCATGCAGCAGAGTATTGCATTAAGGAGAATTGATATGAATAATTTACCAATCACATCTTCTTGTGTTATATTTGGATCCATCATTGCTACAGCATGGTTCCTAGTACCAAATGCATGGGCAATTCCTATAATGGTATAAAAACAAATGGTTGTCTGGGGAGTTATCTGGATGATTGCAATATTAATCGTAGTGGTATCTTGGTATATTTACTATATACTTCGTATGGCCTATAAGGAGATGGACGATGGGAGCGATGGTTCCACCGAGTCGGAAGAGTTGCTACAACTTCCGAGTAGTGTCGATAGACAGGGTAGTTGATGGTGATACAATCGATGTATCAATAGACTTGGGTTTTGATCTTATAAAAAAGGAAAGAGTAAGGATAGCTGGTATTGATACTCCTGAGAAGAGGACTAGAAACTTAGAAGAGAAAGCACTTGGTATTGATGCTACCAATTGGATGAAAAAGAATTTGGAGGACACCATTGCAGGAGACGACGAACTCACTATTAGAACAGAACTTGTTGGTGGTATGGGTAAGTACGGTAGGCTTCTTGGTTGGTTATATGTTGGCGAGAGCGATTTATCCTTAAATGAAATTATGATTACTGAAGGATATGCTTGGGCATATGATGGTGGCACGAAGCAAAAGAACTTTGAGGAACTAAGAGAAATTCGTAGGGCACATGGTACTCTAGACGCAGGATAATGGCAGGAAAAACGGAAGAGATTTATCTAGGTAATCCCAATTTAAAAAAGGCGAATACTGAGATACAATTTACACAAGAACAAATAAAAGAATGGATCAAATGCAAAAGCGATCCTATCTATTTCACAAAGAACTATGTAAAAATAGTTTCTTTGGATGAAGGTCTTGTGCCATTTAAAATGTGGGACTTCCAAGAGAAGTTAATCATGAACTTCCACGAGAAAAGATTTAATATATGCAAGATGCCTCGGCAGACTGGTAAGTCTACTACATGCGTTTCATATTTACTACATTATGCTGTATTCAATGATAGCGTAAACATTGGCATACTTGCTAACAAAGCAGCAACTGCCAGAGAACTACTTGGTAGATTGCAGACTGCATATGAGAATTTACCTAAATGGATGCAACAGGGTATCATATCTTGGAACAAAGGATCACTGGAGTTAGAAAATGGATCTAAAATACTTGCAGCATCTACCTCTGCCTCTGCAGTTCGAGGTATGTCTTTCAACATTCTATTTTTGGATGAGTTTGCCTTTGTTCCTAATCATATTGCTGACTCATTCTTCAGCTCAGTATATCCTACTATCACTTCTGGTAAAACAACCAAAGTCATAATGGTTTCTACTCCTCACGGAATGAACCATTTTTATAGGTATTGGCATAATGCAGAAAGAGGAAAGAATGAATATACTCCCACCGAAGTTCACTGGTCTGAAGTGCCAGGTAGAGATGCTGCATGGAAAGCACAAACCATATCAAACACATCAGAACAACAGTTTAAAGTTGAGTTTGAATGTGAGTTCTTAGGATCTGTTGATACTCTTATAGGAGTAGCAAAATTAAGAACATTAGTTTTTGAAGATCCTATAAAAGACAATGGCAAAGGATTAGTTGTATACGAAAACCCTATAAAGGATCATAATTATATTGTAACAGTTGACACTGCTAGAGGTATTGATCACGATTATTCTGCCTTTGTTGTGTTTGATATAACAAACTTTCCATATAAAACTGTAGCAAGATATAAGAATAATGAAATAAAACCTATGCTATTTCCTTCTATTATTGAAGATGTTCTTAAAGCATATAATTATGCTTATGCTTTGATAGAAGTAAATGATATTGGAGAGCAAGTTGCAACTATACTTCAATATGATTTGGAATATGAAAATGTTCTTATGTGTTCTATGAGAGGTAGAGCAGGTCAGGTAGTAGGATCAGGATTCTCTGGTAAGAAAACTCAGATGGGTGTTAGAATGACAGCAGCAGTTAAGAAAACTGGATGCTCTAATTTAAAGGCACTGGTAGAAGAAGATAAACTAGAAACAAAAGACTATGATATAATATCAGAGTTAACTACCTTCATTCAAAAGAAACAATCATGGGAGGCAGAAGAAGGTTGCCACGATGACTTAGCAATGTGCTTAGTTATTTTTGCATGGTTGGTTGCTCAAGATTACTTCAGAGAAATGACGGACAATGATGTTCGTAAGAGAATCTATGAAGAACAAAAAGATCAGATTGAGCAAGACATGGCTCCATTTGGATTCATTAGTGACGGACTAACTGATGAAGGTGAGTTTGTAGATGACGATGGAACTAAGTGGACAGTAGACAAAGAGTTGTCATCGACATATGGTGACATGTCTTATATGTGGGATTATTATTAATGTTTAAGAATAGGAAATTAAAAAATTTATTACAAAAATCATTTCCAAAGAAGAAAATAACTATAATAGATAATAAGGACGGATCACAAACAATTTTAATATTATGAACGATTGGAGAGAATGGGGATTATTATCCTCTATGTTAATAGTGGCAGTCATGTGGGTACAAGTACCACAATGGGCAGATGACTGGGCAGTTTGTGCTGTAGATATACCTGACGCTCAGTGTCATTGGTATGTTATGTCACCCGACAATACATTTGGCGAAGGATTTGATTGGGAAGAAGCACCTTGGTTTGATGCGAATGGTCTTAATGATATAGCACCAATAGGAAAGACAACTGTAATGGAAAAACTACAGGAGCAAAATGAAAACGGTTAAATGGTCTGCTCAAGTACTATTAGAGAGTAATAGACTTAAGAAGGTGGAGTTTACATCACCATCTAATTTAAGAGAAGATGCAGAACAAACTTGCAAAGCATTGTTTGGTGTATCTGATGTTCGTCAATTAACTAGGATTTGGTAATGAGAGTTGTTATTGTTAGTGGTGGATTTGACCCTATTCACAGTGGACATATTAATCATTTTATAGAAGCAAGGAAATTGGGAGATATTCTTATTGTAGGATTAAACTCTGATGAATGGCTAACTAGAAAGAAAGGTAAACCATTCCTTCCTATAGATGAAAGATTGGCAGTTGTCAAATCAATGAGAATGGTAGATAGTGCTGTAGCATTTAATGATGATGATAACAGTTCTATATCTCTTATCAGACAAGCATTAGTATTATTTGATGATGTACTGTTTGCTAATGGTGGAGATAGGACACAGGATAACATACCTGAGATAGATGCATTTGATAAAGATCCTAGGGTGCAATTTGCATTTGGGGTTGGTGGTACACACAAACAAAACTCTAGTAGTTGGATCTTAAAAGAATGGACTTCACAGAAGAATTTGATCTAGGTCATCTAGTACTCCAAGAACGAAAGTGTAGGACTTGTAAAAAAATAAAAGATTTACTAACTGAATATTATAAGACCCATAAAGATAGAGGAAGTGTGGCATCCTCTTACTCATATGAATGTAAAGAATGCACAAAGATAAGAATAAAATTAAAAAGAAAGAAAGATATCCCTAATTGGATTTACCCTGACTGGTAATGTTCACCCAGTGTTTCCCCGATGAAAACACCCTAAACAATAAATAATTACAGGAATTTAGAATTCACCGAGGAGAAAAAGATGCCCCTGAATTTAGCATCTCCAGGAATAATTGTTAAAGAAGTTGACCTAACCAATGGTAGAGTAGATCCTACATCTACAAAGTCTGGTGGTTTAGTTGCTCCTTTTGCAAAAGGACCTGTAGAAAAACCAACCCTTGTAGAAACAGAAGCGGATCTTCTCGATACCTTCGGTTCACCATATAGGGATAGCAATCACTACGAATACTGGTTGACTGCCTCATCATATCTTGCATATGGTGGTGTACTACAGGTTGTTCGTTCAAATGAATCTGGTTTGAAGAATGCCTTTGTTGGTAGTGCTTCAAGCGTAGTCATTAAAAGTGGCGACGATTACATAACTAAAGGATATGCAGAGAACAACATTTCTAATGTTGTGTTTGCTGCTAAGAATCCTGGTTCATGGGGTAACGGTCTTAAAGTAGGAATGATAGATGGTCTTGCTGATCAAATACTAACTGGTATTGCTACTGTCTCTGTTTTAGGTTTTTCATCAACTGCTAATGGTGGTCTTGCTGCTGTCGCTGGATACGAAGACGGTTTAAGTCCAATAGATCTTACAGTTGGTCTCGGTGTAACACAATCAATCCCTGCTAATACTGTAATAGCAGGTGCTGGTTCAACATCAGTTCTCGATGGATACCTTAAAGGGGTAATCACTGAAGTTGGAACAGGTCAAGTCTCAGTTAAAGTAGTATCTCATGTTAGTGCTGCTGGTACTGAAACTTCAGTAGACTACACACCTGGTGGAGTTTACGCATTTTCAGAAACAGGTAATGCAAGTGGTGGTATTCACCTTCATGTTCAATCTGCTATCGGTAGTGGCAAACATGGTTGGGTAGCAAGTACAGTTTCATACGGATCTAGTTTTGGTACTGCTAACTTCTTAAGTGCTTTAACAGGTGCTGGTGTAACTGTTGGTGATAATCGTTACCTTGCTGCACAAGAATTTGCTCCTGGTACTTTAGATTATACTGGAGAAAAAGATTGGTTTGATAACCAATGGATAACATTAAAAGATGGGGAGAAAATTTACTGGAACAACTTAGCTGAAAGACCAGGAACTTCTAACTATGCAAAAGATAGAAACTCTAAGAACGATGAAGTTCATGTAGTTGTCTATGACGACTCAGGTAAGATTACTGGTAATGCAGGTACTCTTCTCGACAAGTTTACTACTACCTCTAAAGCAAAAGATGCCATCTACTCAGTAGGTAATGCACAATACTATAGAAAGGTTATTGAAATAGGTAGTCCAAATATATTTGCTGGTGGTGCTCCATCAGGAGTTATTACAACTGACCTTGATGCAGATTTCAATCCTGTATCTGATGTAGCATGGGATCAGGATACTGAAAATATATCCTTCGCTGCTATTGGAAATTATGTCGCAACTCTTTCAGGTGGTAAAGATTACGGTGGAAAGACTGGAATCAACAGTACAGGTGCTCTTAGCGTAACAGTTGGAGATCTTTCTACAGGATATGATCTTCTAGCAAATAAAGATGCTTACCCATTAGATTTCCTTATCATGGGATCTGGTGCTCATGGCAAAGAAGAAACTCAAGCACTTGCTAATAAGTTAATTGCTGTTGCCGAAGTTAGAAAGGATTGCGTAGCATGCATCTCACCTCATAGACAAGCATTCTTAGCTTCGTCTGGAGATGGAGAAGATTTGACACTTAAGTCAGATACGGTTACATCTGCAATTATCAGTTTCTATTCAGCAATTACATCATCTTCTTATGCCATATTTGATAGTGGTTACAAGTACATGTATGATCGCTTTAGTAAGCAATTCCGATATGTACCTCTAAACGGTGACATTGCAGGACTATGTGCTAGAAATGATATTAACAACTTCCCTTGGTTCTCACCAGGCGGAACACAAAGAGGATCAATCCTCAATGCTGTTAAGTTAGCATACAATCCAAGTCAAGTTGAAAGAGACAAACTTTACTCTTCTAGAGTAAACCCAGTCATCTTCTCACCTGGTGCTGGTATCATCCTATTCGGTGATAAAACAGGTCTTGGTAGAGCATCAGCATTCGATAGAATTAATGTTCGTCGTCTGTTTATCTTCTTAGAAAAAGCAATCGCTGCTGCTGCAAAAGATCAACTATTTGAATTCAACGATGAGATCACAAGGATCAACTTCATCAATATCGTTGAACCTTTCTTAAGAGATGTACAATCCAAGAGAGGTATTACAGACTTCATCCTAGTTTGTGATGAAACAAATAACACTGCTGCAATCATTGACAGTAACGAATTCGTTGCTGACATTTATGTGAAACCAGCAAGATCTATCAACTTCATCGGTCTTACATTCGTTGCTACACGAACAGGTGTTAGCTTTGAAGAAGTTATTGGTCGAGTTTGATCTAACTTTATTAAAATCCCAGAGGTAAACATTCAATGGCCATTAACAACCAAAACCCACCAAAGACCGCCGATAGGACAATTGACAAGTTTAAGTCAAGGTTGTCAGGTGGTATCGCAAGACCTAACCTGTTTGAGGTTGTTCTTGCATTCCCAGATGGAGTAGTTGATGCTAGTGTCAACGATCTAGATTCAAAAGCTAGATTCTTAGTTAAGTCTGCTGCACTTCCAGCATCTAACATTGCTCCAATCGTCGTACCTTTCAGAGGTAGACAGTTAAAAATTGCAGGTGACAGAACATTCGATGAATGGCAGATCACTGTAATTAACGATTCAGATTTTGCTCTTCGTTCTTCTTTCGAGAGATGGATGAACTCAATGGCAAAAGTCTCAGATACATCTGGTAATACTAACCCAGAAGATTATACTAGAGATGCTTATGTCTATCAGTTAGGTAGATCTGCTGTTACTCCAAACTCACAGGAGTCTGCACAGAACATGCCTATTCTTAGAACATATAAATTCTATAGTGTGTTCCCAACACAGGTATCTCAGTTGGATCTTTCATACGATAACTCGGATGCTGTTGAGGAATTTACAGTTAATCTCCAAGTACAGTGGTGGGAAGCTGCTGGAAATGGTGGAGATGTGGCCTGATAAATAAGAATATAAGTTAGTAAAAACTAGTAATGGCGAAACTATTTGGTTTCTCAATTGAGGATAAAGACGAACAGAACGCCAAGGGTATAGTCAGCCCCATTCCACCGACAGGTGAGGCTGGGGTTGATTATTTTGTTCAAGGTGGTTTTTCTAGTCAGGTTGTAGATCTTGAGGGAATCTATAAGACAGAGCATGAACTTATAAGAAAGTATCGTGAGATGGCATTACACCCAGAGGTGGATAATGCGGTAGAAGATGTTGTGAACGAAGCAATAGTATCTGATACAAATGATTCTCCTGTAGAAATAGATCTAGAGAATCTAAATGCAAGCGATGGCATTAAAAATATTATCCGCAAAGAATTTAAACATATTAAAGATCTTCTTGACTTCGACACAAAGAGTCATGAAATTTTTAGAAACTGGTATGTTGATGGAAGATTATATTACAATAAAGTAATAGACATAAAAAATCCTACTGAAGGTTTACAGGAATTACGATATATCGATCCTCTTAAGATGCGTTATATTCGTAAGGAAAAGAAAAAGAATGATAAGAGTGACTTGTTTAACATGCAGAATGTGCATGAGAATGACAAAGTATACTTTCCAGAAATAGAAGAGTATTTTCTATACACACCAAAAGCACAGTATCCAACTAACATTGGTGTAGCAGGTGCTGGATCTGCATTGAAAGGAGTTAAACTTGCAAAGGATTCCGTAGCATATTGTACTGCTGGATTAGTAGATAGAAATAAAGGAACTGGATTATCCTATCTTCATAAGGCAATCAAAGCACTCAATCAACTTAGAATGATTGAAGACTCTCTTGTAATCTATAGATTGAGTCGTGCTCCAGAAAGAAGAATATTTTATATTGATGTTGGTAATCTACCTAAAGTAAAAGCGGAACAATATCTCCGTGAAGTTATGATGCGTTATCGTAACAAGTTAGTATATGATTCTAATAGTGGTGAGATAAGAGACGACAAGAGAATGATGAGTATGCTAGAAGATTTCTGGTTGCCTCGTCGTGAAGGTGGTAGAGGAACTGAGATTACTACATTACCTGGTGGACAAAACTTAGGTGAACTAGCAGACATAGAATACTTCCAGAAGAAACTGTATAGATCATTAGCAATTCCTGAGTCTAGAATTGCTGGTTCTGGAGATGGATTTAATCTAGGTAGATCATCAGAGATAGCGAGAGACGAACTTAAGTTTAGTAAGTTTGTTGGTAGATTGCGTAAGCGTTTTAGTAACTTATTATTAGATCTACTAAGAACTCAACTACTTCTAAAAAATATTGTTACTCCTTCAGATTGGGAAGTAATGAATGAGCATATACAGTTTGACTTCTTATATGACAATCATTTTGCGGAACTTAAAGATAAGGAATTATTAGAAGGTCGTTTAGGACTTCTAGGAATGATCGAACCTTATGCTGGTCGTTACTATTCTACAGAGTATATTAGAAGACAAGTACTCCGTCAAAGAGATCAAGAGATCGTAGAAATAGATGAGCAAATAGAAGAAGAAATTGCTAAGGGTGTCTTACCTGATCCCAATCAGCAGATGATGGAATTTGAACAACAAGCTGCTATGGGTATGGAACCTGGTGCTGAAGGTGGTGCGGAACAAGGTTTCGGTCCTGGCATGCCAGGTACACCAGAGCAACCACCTGGAATACAAACACCTGCAAAATTACCTAAATCTGGAGAAGGGGAAATATAAACACTAATAAATAAGTTTATAACTCTAATGTTTTATTATGGAAGAACTAGTCAATATGATAGCTTCGGGTAATTCCGCAGCAGATATTAGCGACCAGATCAAAGACCTTTTATATGCAAAAGCCGCTGGTAAAGTAGACGATACTCGTCCTGCTGCAGCAGCTAGTCTTTTCGGAAGCGTTGAAAGTGGAGAGTCCCCTGAAGTAGCAACAGCAGAAGAGGAACCTAATGTCGAATAGACTATTACTACTCGGTTCAGACGAGATAAGTGTACCAGTTACAGCTGGTACAGGGGTAAGCTTTACCCAAGCAACTTGTGTTCGTCTTTACAATGCTAATGCTGCAGACAGAGTAATCACCGTTCAAGAAACTAGAGGCGGTACTGGAGTGGGATCATTCACACTCAAAGCAGGTACTGACGCAATTCTTGAGAAGAAACCAGCATTCACAGTATTTGCTAGTGGTGCTGATGTTAAAGGTGTAAAAGTAGGATTTACTAATTAACCCCATGAAACTCATTACAGAAGAACTAGAAAATGTAGAAATTATCGTCGAAGAGCGAGGCGGTAAAAAATCTATGTTTATTGAGGGTATCTTCCTTCAAGGTGACTTGAAGAATCGTAATGGACGCATGTATCCAATGGACACTCTTCGCAGAGAAGTCGGTAGATATAATGAAAGTTTCATAGCTGGTGGTCGTGCTCTTGGCGAATTGGGTCATCCCGAAGGTCCAACAGTAAATCTAGATAGGGTCTCACATAAAATAACTTCTCTTAGAGAAAACGGTTCCAACTTTATTGGCAAGGCGAAAATCCTTGATACACCAATGGGAAGGATTGCTAAGAATCTAATCGATGAGGGTGTCAAACTAGGAGTTTCATCTCGTGGTCTTGGTACACTTACTACTAATAACGAAGGTGTAAAAATTGTCTCTGATGATTTCCATCTTGCAACTGCTGCTGATATCGTAGCTGATCCATCCGCACCTGATGCCTTTGTACAAGGTATTATGGAAGGAAAGGATTGGGTATGGGACGGTGGTATAGTAAGAGAAAGGTTTGCAGCTAAGACATATAAAGCGGTCAATACTATGGTTGACCAAAAACAACTGGAGGAGAATAAGCTAGGATTGTTCCAAAACTTCCTATCAAATCTCTAACATTTTATAAATAAACATAGATTATATCAAGATCTAATCGGAGAGTTCACAAATGTCCGCTAAGGAATTACAAGAAATGGAAAATCCTGTAACAAGGGGTGCGAAGGCTGGCGACGGTATGAAGAAAGTTGATGACTCAACTTCTCCAGGAGCATCTGCATCTTATGAAGATCTAGGAGGACCTACTCCTGAGAATTATAAGTCAGATAACGACTCAGCCAAGCTTAAAGAACCCAAAATCAAAACGGTATCTGATATCGTAAACAAAGGTGCTGGTAAAGCAGACTCAATGCAGTCTATCGGCACAGAAGTTCTTAAGCAAGGTGACGAGCCAGCTAAAGAAGATTCAGCAGAAGTAGTTGCTGAAGCACCATCCGAAGAGGAGACTACTCCAACTGTGGATGTCGAAGAAGATCTTGCTGCTCTATTTGGTGGCGAAGAGCTATCAGAAGAGTTTCAAGCAAAAGCTAAAACAATTTTTGAAGCAGCAGTAACTGAAAAGGTTAATGCTGTTAAAGAAGAGATGACAGCTGAGTTTGAAAAAACAATGTCTGAACAACTTGAGTCTACTAAGACAGACTTGATCGAAAGAACAGATGCTTATTTGGAGTATGTCTCCTCTGAGTGGATGTCTGAGAACAAGATTGAAGTAGAGCATGGACTCAAAACTGAAATGACAGAATCATTCCTTAATGGAATGAAGAGTCTTTTTGAAGATCATTATGTATCAATCCCTGACGACAAATATGATGTATTGGAGAGTATGGTCTCCAAATTAGATGAAATGGAATCCAGACTTAACGAACAGATCGAAACAAACATTTCTCTCAACAAACGCCTAGGTGAATCTACAGCAGATGGAATTTTCCGTGAAGTAGCCGAAGGACTTGCTGAAACACAAAAAGAAAAGTTAGGATCGTTATCTGAAGGTGTTGAGTTTGAGAGTGAAAACGCATACCGTGAGAAACTAGTTACACTTAGAGAATCTTATTTCCCTAGTGAAACCAAAAGTTCTACCAATAAAGTCGAAACTCTCTCAGAGGGTGTGACTGCCGAGGGTGCTGGATCAGCAACTTCTGATTCTATGAGCAACTATCTTAAAGCCCTTGGAATGGCAAAATAACTCGCAAATTTAAACACTATCCCCCCGTACAATGTACAACGCAGAACAATTAATGGAGAAGTGGGGTCCACTTCTCGATGCTGATGGGGTCGATCCTATTAAGGATTCCCACAGACGATCAACAACGGCGGTTCTCCTTGAAAACCAAGAGCGTTTTCTAAAAGAACAACAAGCATTTGAAACTGGCAACGGAATGCTTACTGAAGCAGCTCCTACAAACAGTGGTAACGCTGTAGGTGGCTCTGGTGCATTCGGTGCAGGATCAGCAGACGCAGGTCCTACTGCAGGTTTCGACCCAGTACTAATTTCATTGATTAGAAGATCAATGCCTAACCTCGTTGCATACGAGTTAGCAGGTGTTCAACCAATGAACGGTCCTACTGGACTAATCTTTGCAATGAGATCCAGATACACAGATCAGTCTGGAACAGAATCATTCTTCAACGAACCAGATTCTGCATTCTCTGCAAACAAAGCAGGAACTAACATCGGTCAGTCAACTCAGGGTAATTACACTGATGCTACTGACGACGACGGTACTGTTGGTTTCGGTTCAACTGCAACACAGCGTGGAACTAACCCTGCGATACTTGAAGGAACAGCATCTGATGCAGTTCAGTCACAGTATTCAATCGGTCAAGGTATGGCGACTGGAGACTCTGAAGCATTAGGTGACGGTGCTAACGGTGACTTCAACGAGATGGCATTCTCCATCGAGAAGGTAACTGTTACTGCTAAGTCTAGAGCACTAAAGGCAGAGTACAGCATGGAACTTGCTCAAGACCTTCGTGCAATCCACGGATTGAACGCTGAGGCTGAGTTAGCAAACATACTTTCTTCTGAAATTCTTGCAGAGATTAACAGAGAAGTTATTAGAACAATCTATAAGACTGCTGAAGCAGGATCACAAGTCAATGTTGCCAACGCTGGATTCTTTGATCTAGATGTTGACTCCAATGGTAGATGGTCAGTTGAGAAGTTCAAGGGTCTTCTGTTTAATATCGAAAGAGACGCTAACAGAATCGCACAAAGGACTCGTCGTGGAAAGGGCAACATCATCATGACAAGTGCTGATGTAGCATCTGCTCTAACCATGGCTGGTGTACTTGATTACACTCCTGCTCTTAACGCTAACCTACAGGTTGACGATACTGGTAATACATTTGCTGGTACTATCAACGGTAAGTACAGAGTTTATATCGATCCATTCTCAGCAAACAGTGCTCAGAACCAGTACTATGTTGTTGGTTATAAAGGAACATCTCCTTATGACGCTGGATTATTCTACTGCCCATATGTACCTCTACAGATGGTCAGAGCCGTGAACGACGGAACCTTCCAACCAAAAATTGGATTTAAGACAAGATACGGTCTTGTTTCAAACCCATTTGCTGAAGGAACTGCTCAAGGTCTCGGTAGAATCACATCTAACAGCAACCGTTACTATCAGAGAACAGTTGTTAAGAACCTTATGTAAGCGAGACGCTTATATATTTCTCAAGAGACTCCTTCGGGGGTCTCTTTTTTTATCTAAATATGTAATATGGAGACCTGTCTGAACTAATGTCCAATTCGTTTTTTGCCAAACAAGTTACAAATAAGAACTATTTGTCTCCTGTTGGTTTTAAATTTAATATAGTTAAAACCCCTAAGGTTGATTTCTTTTCTAATAGTGCGAAGATACCTGGTATAACTTTACCTACACCTGAGATCGGAAACTATCTAAAAAAGATTGAGTTGCCTGGCGACAACATACAATTTGAAGATTTAACTTTAGATTTTATTGTAGATGAAAACTTAGAAAATTATTTGGAAGTACATAACTGGATCTATGGTTTAGGTTATCCAGAAAGTATTGATGAGTTTCAAGAGTTGATTACGATGCCAGATGGATCTAGAGATGTTAAACAGCAATTTAGTGATGGTACATTATCAATTTTGAATAGCAATTTTAATGTAAGCACTCGTGTAAAATTTAGAGATTTATTCCCAATATCATTGTCATCACTAGAATTTACTGCCACCGAAAACGATTATACATACTTTACAGCTACTGCAACATTTAAGTATCTGTTCTATACGATTGAAGTTGACAATTAATTTATGAATCTTGAAACTATACAAAGTATGTGGTCGAAAGACGCACAGATTGATCAAGACAATTTACATGACGAGGCAGCAAAGATACCATCTCTTCATGCAAAGTATTTTGACCTGTATAATAATATAAAATTACTTAGAGAAAGATCTTTAACGGTAGATAATAAGGTTCGTTTAGAAAGATGGAATTATTACTCAGGAAAATCCGACCCTGAAGTGTATCAGGCCGAACCATTTCCGTATAAAGTTAGAGAGAAAGATGCAATAAAAAGATATATGGATGCTGATGAGAAGGTACAGCAGTCTACTTTAAAAATTAGATACTATGATGTAATGCTTACCTATCTTGAGGATATAATTAAACAGGTAGGGAACAGAAGTTATCAGTTAAAAAATATTATTGATTGGCACAACTTCCGATCTGGATAATCATGAGCAAACTTGTTATCTCCAAAAAGAATGAGGTCTTCCTAAAGATCCAGTCTGAACCACATGTGTATCAAGAACTGTCAGATCATTTTTCATTTGACATAGAAGGAGCACAATACATGAAGCAGTATCGGAAACGATATTGGGATGGTAAAATTCGTTTGTTCTCAACTCATACTAGAGAGTTGTATGTTGGGTTGTTAGATAAATTAGTTTCGTTTTGTGATAGACATGGATATGAATATGAATTTATTGATAGTAAATTTTTTGGTACTCCTTATGAAGAGAATGAACTAATATCAATGGAAGGTGTTAAAGAATATATTACTCGGATATCAAGTCATCGCCCAAGGAAATACCAAGTGGAGGGAGTATACGATGCTCTAAGACACAATAGAAGGTTAGTGATATCGCCCACTGCCTCTGGCAAGTCTTTGATGATTTACTCAGTAGTTCGTTACTTTGCAGAACGAAAGAAAAATATTCTGATAGTTGTTCCAACGACATCTCTGGTAGAGCAGATGCATAAAGACTTCTCGGAATATGGATGGGATGCTGATTCATATTGTCAAAGGATATACGCAGGAAGAGATAAAGAACCTAGTGCTCCAGTTGTTATTACTACCTGGCAATCTATCTATAAACTAGAGAAAAAGTACTTTGAAAGGTTTGAAGTTGTGATAGGAGATGAAGCACATTTGTTCAAGGCAAAATCATTGACACAAATCATGACAAAACTTCATTTAGCGAAATATAGATTTGGTTTCACTGGAACACTTAGTGGTACACAAACACATAAGTGGGTACTTGAAGGCTTGTTTGGTCCTTCTTACAAGGTAGTCCGTACTGATGAGTTAATGGACAAAGGTTATCTTGCAAGATTACAAGCAAAAATTCTTTTGTTAAAACATGATGAGATAAAATTTTCTAACTATCAAGATGAGATAGATTATTTGATTAGTAATGATCGTAGAAATAATTTCATTAAAAATCTAGCATTAGATCTAAAAGGAAACACTTTAATTCTTTTTGCTAGGGTAGAAAACCACGGACAAATACTTTTTGATAAGATAAATAATGACAAGGAAGAAAACCAAAAAGTTTTTTTCATACACGGAGGTGTAGATGTTGAAGAAAGGGAAGAAGTTCGTGAAATTGCAGAGACGGAAAGCAATGCAGTCATCGTTGCCTCTTACGGCACCTTCTCAACTGGAATTAACATTAGGAACCTTCACAATGTTATCTTTGCCTCACCGTCAAAATCAAGGATAAGAAACCTACAATCAATTGGTAGGGTTCTCCGTAAAGGACAAAACAAATTTAGTGCAACTCTATATGATATAGCAGATGATTGCACTCATTTATCAAATAGAAATTACACATTGAATCATCTCATCGAAAGAATCAAAATCTATAAAGAAGAAAATTTTAACTATGATATGATAACTATTAACTTTAGGAGTAAGTCATGATAGAAACCGAAGAAGACTTTTATAGCACTATTAAACTAGTTACTGGGGAAGAAGTATTTGCCATAGTAAGTACTGATCCTGAAACTCCTGAGACATTAATCCTTCAAGACCCAGTTGTAATACAAGTTATTCACGGAGCAAGAGGTTCGTTTGTAAGAGTAGAACCTTGGTTACACATACCTAATGATGATTTTTATTTTATAAATTTCAACAAAGTTGTTACAATGACTGAGATAGATGAAGATCACGATATGATCGAATACTATTTAAACTATTTGGCAGAGAAATTAGAACAGAAGTATGGTCCTATATTTAAAAATGGTAAAAAAATTCGTCCCTCGGAAAAAATGGGGTACAAAGGAACTGTTAAAGATGCTAAGAAAAAATTAGAAAATATATTTGCTCTAGATGCTCAAGAAAATAAGTCAGTAGGAATAGCAACAGATACTTAAATACAATCCTTCTGAACTTTGACAAAGTTATTGTAAACGGTATTTGAACTTTTGTCAAGCTGTGCTATAATATCCTTATACAGATAAGAACTATGCCACGCAAAAGATCGGATCATTATGTCAATAATAAAGAACTTCTAGAGGCAATGGTAGTCTATAGAAATAAGTGTGCTATTGCAAAAGAGAAAGGTATAGATCCACCATTGATTAGTAATTACTTGGGTGATTGTTTTTTAAAGATCGCAACTCATTTGTCGTATAAACCGAACTTTGTAAACTATATGTTTAGAGAAGACATGATTGGTGACGGTATAGAGAATTGTGTCCAATACATCCATAATTTCAATCCAGAGAAGTCAAAGAATCCTTTTGCATACTTTACACAGATTATCTATTACGCTTTCCTGAGACGCATACAGAAGGAGAAGAAGCAGTTGGAGATAAAGACTAAGATTATAGAAAGGACTGGGTACGATCAGGTCATGGTTGTAGAAGAGGGTGCAGGAGGTAGTGCTTCAGACTATAATACTATTAAAGATAACATCCAGTATAGAAATAACAATAGATGAGAGACTTAGTTTTGTTTGGGGATTGTTTAGATACCCTAAAAGAATTTGATGAGAAACCTAGGATGTGTGTTACATCTCCTCCTTACTATGGTCTAAGAGACTATGGTGGCGAGGGCGATCAGATAGGATTGGAATCAACTCCAGAAGAGTACATTCAAAAACTAGTAGAGATATTTCGAGAGGTAAGAAATATTTTAACAGATGACGGTACACTGTGGTTGAACATAGGAGATTCATACTACAACTACAGACCTGGTACTGGAGGATTACCTAAACAAACTGTTAGTAGAACTAATCAAGATTTACCAGAGAATTGTAATAGAAGAGCAAATAAACTAGAAGGACTAAAAGAGAAAGATCTTATTGGCATTCCTTGGATGCTTGCATTTGCATTAAGAGCAGATGGATGGTATCTTAGACAAGACATCATTTGGCACAAACCTAATCCAATGCCAGAAAGTATGAAGGATAGATGTACAAAATCACATGAATACATTTTCCTTTTAAGCAAAAACAAAAAGTATTTTTATGACAATGAAGCAATTAAAGAACCAGCAAAAGATTGGGGTACAAGAGATCGTACTAAAGGTAAGTATCATAATCCTGGCACTGGCTTGGTTCCCCATAGTGGGTTGGCAAAGTCTTACCCTACAAAAAATAAGCGGTCTGTTTGGTCAATAACTAACAAACCATATAAAGGAGCACACTTTG